CCCTTCAGGATCCGGACCTTGTACTTCCCGACCGGGTTGAGTTCCTTGATCAGCGCTTCTTCGACCATCGAGTTTCTCCCAGATGTGGTTGATGAAAGGGTTACGAGGACACGATCATGAGCATGCCGCTGTTCGACCAGCCCATCCCCAGATAGCGGTGGGCTCTGAGCTTGATGGAATCCTGGGCCTTCCTACAGTCCCCGAGGATCAGGTAGGTTTCCGGGAACTTGGGCTTCGGGTCCCTCCGGCCCGTCACGTTCCGGAGGGTCACGGTGGCCCCTTTCAACGCGTGGTCATCGCATGCACGATGCAGGAAGCTTGAGGCCTTGTCCCAGTCGTCCTCGAAGTGCCGGTATAGGATGTTGTGAAGTCCGTCGCCATTGGGCGTCTTCACCGCGCCATTCTTGCCGTCCCACGATACCAGGGCCGTCCAGCATGACAGATCCATGACCTTGGTGTGGAGTTCCTCCGCCGCGGTGAGGTCCTCGCTCTTGTCGAGGGTGAACTCGATTGATCCCGAGTCCACTCCCACTTTGGCCGTCTCCACGATGGGCTTCGGTACGGGTTCCTTCTTGGTTGCGGGCCTCTTTACGGCAGTCTTCTTAACCAAGTGTCTTCTCCTAAATGAGGGCCAAAAGGGCTTCGTCCTTCTCGATGCACAGCGCGTTGCGGCCGGCGGCGAGCGCAGCCCTTCCTGTTGATAGAGATCCTGCGAAACAATCGAGGATCAACTCTCCCGGCATGGTGGCGAAGCGAATCAGCTTGTCGAGCAAGCCGATCGGCTTTTGCGTCGGATGGCGCCGGCGGGAAGCGGGGATCAAGGGGCAGGACAGGACGTCGGTGACCGTGAGATCGCAGGGCTGGCGCTTCTCGCCCTTGGAGAGGAACAGGATCCCCTCGTGGCGTGCGCGGCCGCTGTAGCCCATCCCCATGTGGACCTTGTCCCAGATCCACCGTTTGTTGAACACCAACCCGCATGATTGAAGGAGTTCAATCATCGCGTCGATGTGAGGCTTGGTCGTCGCCGTCTCGGCCGGGACGAAGATGAAGCAATGCGCGCCCTCCTTGAGCACGCGGTAGATCTCCATCCCCAGCTCCCGGTCGATGTCCTTGCGCTCGAAATCCCACTGCATCCGGGGCCGTGTGGTGCCGTGGCCGATGTGCCCGTCGATCCAAGGGTAGGGGGGATCTGTCACGATGGCATCCACCGAGCCGAACGGGATCTCCTTCAGAGCGTGCCACGCATCGTCGCATGCCACGACGCATGTCACGTCGCATGACGCGTTGTACGCCACGTAGAGCCCGCGACCGACGCGCTGGAACTCCTTGCCCAACCGCTCGTAGATCCGGGCGCGGATGCTGTGCTCGTGCTCGTCAGGGAGCGCGGCGTAGAGGTCTTGAACGTGGACGGGCTTCTCTCGCCCGCGAAAGAAAGTCCGGATCGCATCAATCAGAGTCATCGCCGGTAATCCTCTTCTCATCCTTGATCTCTTCTTCGTAGTGCATGTTGGCCCGGCCAAACACGTCGTCGATCCAGTCGAGACCCTCGAAATCCGCGAGGTGCATCATGTCGCACAGAAGGTCGGAGAGCTTCATCTCTATGTCCTCGCGGCCCAGTCCCGTACGTTGGGCGAAGGTGTCGACGGCGACCTGCGCGAAGGCGGCGCGATCGCAGTTCATGATGTCCATCGGGATGCGGTCAGCGATGATCTTTTCGAGCCGTTCGTCGCCGTCGATCTGAACGTACTTTGTGCCGCCGCAGGGGCAGTTGAAGAAGCTCTCGACGCCGCTCCCCGATCTGGGATGCAACGCGTCTTCTTTCCAGCGATGTTCATGCATCGGTTGTCTCCTTCGCGTAGCCCTTGGCATCCTCCAAGAACTCGTTGATATCGCTGTCGTGCTCTTCGCCGAGATCAGCTTCCAAGACGTGCCCGAAGATCTCGGTAGCCCGGCCGAGCAACTCGGCGAGGTGCTCCTCCTTCATCGGCATCGTCCGGAGGACGACCATCTGCGCGTCCTTCTCGCTGTCCCAGCCCACATGCTTGTTCATCTCCTCCGCGCGTTCTCGGGCCGTTTTCTCGTCGAGGCCGAAGAAGCCCTCGCCAGAAACGGGCGTATAGCCGCGCGTTCCCTCGTCGGCCCGGCCGATGATCCAGCCTCCTTGTGCAGCGACAGCCGTGAAAGCGAACCGCTGGCGCTGGGGCTGTTGCTTCCCGCAACCGCCTGACCTCTTCGTGCAGAAATAGGGCCTCATGCAGCCTCCTTCATTTCGAGATACCTGTTGACCACGACGCCGTCCCGCGTCTCCTGGAACTCCCAGTTCTCCGTGTAGCCGAGGTACTCCTTGACGAACTCGATGGCGGGCTCCCACGCGGCGATCTCGGCATCGGAGCCGATCTTGAGGGCCTCGCCGAAGTGGTGCTTGAAGATGAGCAGGCAGGACATGACCGCCAGGTCGTAGCCGACGTTGTGGAACGTCTTGACGAAGTTCGTGATCGTCGTCGCGCCGGGCCGGATCCGGTGACGGAACTGGGGAGGGGTCATGCAGGCGAATACGAACCACTCCGCGTTGCCCAGCGTGAAGAAGATGCCGTGATCCGCGACGACAGGCCTTTTCACGCCTTCGATGCCGATGAGGTCAGGAACCCGCTTCCTCAGCTCGGGAAGGAGCTTCGCGAAGTCCTTCTTGGCCGTACGGAACAATGCCTTGTCCATATCGACCGGCCGGTTCCAGCTGTGTGAACGCCCCATGATCATGTTCCTTTCCGGTAGTTGGATGAGAGTTCCGTTGTTGAACGGCGACACGACGGAGTCACCGACCTGATCGAAGTAGCTCGAATCGATTCCGAAGAGGCCGCCGCTCTCCGGATCCTTCCAGATCTCCACTTGGACATCACCGCCGGAATCGGGATCCCTCACGGTGACTTCCTCAATGTACTTGCCTGTCACCGTTCTCGTGGTGCTCATCCTCGGCCCTCCTTGATGGCGTTCCGCGTCTCCTCCGTCGCGCCAGCCAAGCACGCGTCGTAGGCCTTCGAGTAGCTGGGCGCAATTGTCGACATCGGAGTCCCAGCCCCGGAGAGGTGCGCGATCTGCTCGGCGAAGAGGCGGCAGATCGGGTGTTTGTTCCTCCAGTCGGATCCGTGGCCCTCCTCACGGCCTTGGTCGCAGATCCGCTGCATGATCTCGGCGAAGCTGAAGACCACCCCGGACAGATTGCACGCGCTCTGGGCTTGCAGGGCTTTGTCGTAATCATCGGGCTTGATGTGACCCATCTTGACCTCCAGAAAAAGTAGCCTGTGGTGGTGGATGTGGTAGACTGATTGGTGCCGGCCAGAAGAAATACTGGCCCCAGAGAGAGGAGAGCCTGGAGCGTTCTCGTGGACCTCCAGGCTTCTTTATTTCCTCGCCGGTTTGACTGTCCCGTCGATCACGTACTCGACCCTGATCTTCCTCATCGCCGGGTCGATCTTCTCGTCGAGGATCCGCTGGATCCGCCTTGCGCGGTCGGGGGTGCAGTAGCCGCCGTTCTGCTTCTCGATTAGGTCGACCATGATCTCCGTGAGTTCCTGCTCATTGAGCCGCAGCGTCGCCTTCGGCGGTTGCTTCTGACGTGCCATCGAGCGCCTTCCTTTCGCGCTTCGCCTTCCTGCGCTCCACCAGCCGCTTGTACCTTACCATGTTGTCCACGGCTCTGGAGGAGTTCCGGATCGCCCGCTTCTGGTTGGTCGTGACCGCCCGGTTGAGCTCCATCCAGGCGATCACGCCTTCGAGGGAATCCAGCCACTTCACGTTGAAGTCGAGGGCGTGATCATTCGCCTTCTTGACCGTGCGGCGGGCCAGGGACAGGTAGCGCTTGAACTGCTTATCCTTTACGGCGCCGCGCCGCACGTGCCGCTCCCTTCTTCAAGGCGATGTCGCGGGCGAGCTGGAGCCGGGCGGTGAGGACGCCGTCGAAGAGTTCGGTCAGCGCTGCTTCGTCGAGACGAATCTCAAGATGCGTGGTGTCGGTGATGAGGTTCAAAGCAACGCAACGCGGTTCCGCGTCGTCGTCTATTGCGATCATCACCGCGTCCCGGATCCTCTTCTGTCCTCGGAGATCGACCGGGATGTACGCCTTTCCACGTGGTGGTTCTGCCATCGTTCCTCCGTATAAAAAGGGGGTTCTACCAACCTTGTACCATGAATCTAAGATGACAAATCTTTGTCAAGATAGGCTTGACGGGGAGTGCCGGGGGATGTACTATTCTGGTGACCAGGCTCTTTGGGAAACAGAACTACGCGCTCCTTGGCTGGCCGATGCAATCGGCGCGGCACCGCAGCGTTTCTGCGGACTCCCGACCCCTTGCGCGCAAGGGACTCCGGGTGGCCAGCCATCGAACCTGAAATTCTGTTTCCCCCTCTCTCCAGGGCCAGGCCGCCTTTGAAGGTTAACCCCTCGAAGCGGTGGCCTGGCTCCTTTTATTTTAAATCCACTTCGGCTTGCATCTGACCAGTCACCTTTACCGCCGTCGGGGGCTATACAATTTGGACGACGTGGGGTAGACTGGAATCATGCCCAACATCGAGACTCAGGTTCAGGACTGGTCGACCGAGGCCGCGGACGCGTTCCTGAACCGGAAAGTCGCGCTGAACGCCTCGATCCAGAAGATCGCCTCCCGAGAAGGGCTCAATCGCGAGAAGGTCGCCCGCGTCGTCGAGGAGACGAACAAGGCCGTGTGGCTCAAGATGTTCGACAAGCAGGCCGACAAGTGCTTCACCTTCCCGGTCGCGGAGGTGGACAAGATCCTGTCCTCCGCGCCAGCCGAGCAGATCAAGGTCGCGATGGCGCGGATCCGCAGGCTGGCGCCGTCGACCGAGAAGACGGCGGCGGAGTTGATCCACGACCGCGCGATCAGGGGCTCTGGATTGCAGCGCGCACAACGGTTCTACGAGAACGCGATCCTGGCCTCCGAGGTCGTGCGGGAGAAGTCGGCCGTCGAGAGCAGGAAGCTCGTGGAAACCCAGGCGCACTTCTGCAAAGTCGCCCAGCAAATGGTCCTGGGAGAGGGGTATTCGTTCGGCGAGCTGTGTGAGGCCCTTGCCGCCTACCGGCCCGCCCACTGGAAGAAGGTCGCCGTGCTCATGAAAGTCGCGGCGACCCACATCGGCGTGAAGTTCAAGCTCCCCGAGGGGATGGAGAAGAAGGCCAACGGGATGGTCGACCCCGGGGAGCACGACATCGTGTCGCAGGTTTCCGCGTCAGGGATGCCCGTCGAGGTGATCAACGGCTCCCACAAGCTCGTGGTCGCTCTGGACACGCTGATCGACCAGACGACGGAGGCCGACAAGGCCAACACGAACACCAAGGGCGCGGACGACACGGTGAAGTTCCTCCGCAGGGAGATCCGCAACTACATCTCCACGCACCGCGCAGTTTAGAGGAGACGCTCGTGAAGACGCTTCTGGACGAACTGGCGGAACGCCGCGCCACCGCTCTGGTCGCCGCCAGCTTCCGTGACGATCGCGTCGCCCGCGAGGATCTCGACAAGGTCGCCGCCGGCAAGGGCGGGAAGGCCGTCGGGCTGGTCTCACGGTTCAAGCGGCTGTTCCAGCCGTCGGCCGAGAAAGTGCTTGTCCAGGAATCGCGCGGCGCACGGGTGGCGGCCCTTGAGCAGCTCCTCGGGAAGGTTCCCCGGGGGCAATCCAAGATGAAGAAGTGGCTCAAGGGCGGCCCGCAGTACTCCCGTGTCCAAGAGCCCGAGGTTCGGCAACAGGTCGTGCAGACAGCCAAGGGCAGGCAACGAATCGTTCAGCTCCAAGGCAACAAGGTCCGGCACCTGAAGCGCGAGAACGAAGCGGTCAAGACGCTCAAGGACATCGCCGACATCGAGAAGTCGCTGATCGCCCCCGAAGGCGTCAGCAAGGTGAAGGCGGTGATGACGGGGGCCGGCGTCATCGGCATCGGCCTCGGGGCCAAGTCGCTCTACGATCAGCTGCTCCTCCGCAGGAATCTGGCCGCGATCGAGAAGGACCCGATGATCCCCGCTTCGTTGCGCCCGCGCGCCCGCGAGGTCTTCGGCGTCCTCAAGCGCTACGCGCCGTCCCTGGCCAAGGATCCAACGGTGTCGAGAGACTTCGCCCGGAACTTGGTGCGCCACGACGCGATCGACCACGCCACCGTCAAGGACCTGATCCACGCCGAGAAGGAAGTTCAGGATAGCGTGAAGGGCAAGGCCCAGCTCATTACGCAGGGGACCTCCTTCGTCTCGGGAATGGGAGGGTAGGTGTACAAGCTCCTGCTCCCGCACGTCTTTCCGAACGAACCGCCGATCAGGATCGTCAGGAGCGATTTCACCAAGCAGGCGTCCTTCTGCCCTCCGGAAGTCGCCTCCTTCTGCACGGACCTGAAGCCGGAGGACGGGTTCACCTATCTCCATTTGAATGCCCTCGGATCTCAGGAGGTTTGGGGATCGAACGTCAACGGGGACGGATTCCCGGAGGAAGGCCTGCTTTTCAAGGGCGCGTCGCACGGCCTGAAGACCTTCGAGATGTTCGCCCACGTCTACCAGCACCACTGTTTCCCTGCGAGGACGACAGTCCTCATGGCAAATCGCGATCGGATCCCCATAGAGGACGTTCGGGAAGGTGACATGGTTATGACGCTCGAAGGGGCTCGCCCTGTGACCAAGACGATGCGTCAAGTATACGAGGGGTATGGTTCCAAGATCACTCTTCGTGGTGAGCAGGAAGATACGATAGCGACTGCCGAGCATCCGATCCTGACATATAAGAAAAATCAAGTTCACTGTGAACATGGATATAGTCGCCAAACGCAGGGCACGCACGTCATTAACTGTCGGTCCATCCGGGAGCCGATTGGTCACCCATCCTGGATCCAAGCGTCTGAGCTGGAACCTGGAGATTACGTTGTTATCCCCCGGCCGAAACACGGGGACGAGCAGGTTGATCCATCCTTTGCAAAGCTCGTTGGGTGGGTCGCTTCAGATGGCTATCTTGGGAAAAAGGGGATCATTCAATTCTCGATTTCCGAGAAGAGCCGCGAGGACATAAGGTCCATAACATCGTGTCTCGAATCTCAGGGCGTTCGGGTTACTGTGACGCCTATTCCAGACACCAAGATCGTAATGTTGAGTGCATGCTCACAATCACTACATGAGCGCCTGTCGCAATATGTGACTGGGGTGCTATCCCGGAAAACGCTCACTTGCCGCGTTCTTGAGTGGGATAGACATTCGCTTTTAGATCTTCTCGGGGCTTATATCGATGGGGATGGCCATGTCGCGAGATCTGGTCGTAATGCGGGGCAACTTAGAATTCGGTCCAGTTCTCATCAAATGAGGAATGCCCTTGCCGATGTTATCCGGGCGCTTGGCATCCCCGCCACCGTTAATGTTGACTGCTCTCCGGGACCTATGAAATCGCCTACTAACGGGAAGACTTACTGGAGTAACGGAAGCGGGTGTGTTGCGGTTGTACCGAATCATACACGTTCTGTTGCAGTGAACAGCCGAAAGCTCGTCACCCGAAAGACCAAGGGGGCTGTCCGCTCATCTCTACTGCGCGACACATTCCTTGTCAAGGTTACAAATGTCGATCAAGTCTGGGTTAGCGAAGACGTCTTCAACTTGGAGGTTGACGGACCGCATCATTTTATTGCCAATGAGTTTGTCGCTCACAACTGCAACAAGGACCCGGCGAAGTCCATGGGGGCAGTGAAGATCGCCGCGTGGAATCCGAAGATGCACCGCGTGGAACTCATCGTGAAGGTGAGCAACAAGCGCGGGAGCGGGCTGATCGAGAAGGTCGCCTCGGGCGAATACCCGGAGTGGTCGATGGGGTGCAAGGTGCCGTACGACACCTGCTCGATCTGCAAGCACGCGGCGAAGAAGGTCTCGGAGTACTGCGACCACCTGAAGTATGCGATGAACAAGATCCTCGACGACGGTCGAAAGGTGTTCGCGATCAACGACAAGCCCAAGTTCTTCGACATCAGCGAGGTCGTGATCGGCGCGGACAAGGTGGCGAAGACGCTCCGAAAGGTCGCCAGCTCCAACCGGCCGTTCTCGTCGGCCGTGCTGGGCCTTCACTATTACGGAGAGGACGAGGGCCAGTACCCCAAAGTCCCCAAGGGGGTGCGCGAGAAGGTCGCCGCCCAGCCTGGAATGCCGAGTGAGCTGATCGCCGTCGGCGCCGAGATCTACCGGAAGGAGCCGGAGCTTGCCCCGTCGGTGATCAAGAAGCTGGCGGCCCTTCCGCTCGCCGAGGCGCTTTCGACCCTGAGCTATACGGGCGTGGTCCTCCACCCCTCAGAGTTCCAGCGGCTCGCCCTCACCCAAGCGGGCCGGGAGAAGAAGGCTGAGAAGCTGGCGGCGCAGGGCATCGTCTTCCCGAGGATCAGTGAGGACGACGAAGCCTTGGTCGAGGTGCAGGACGATGGGATGATCCATCCCGACCACGTGTCGGAGCGCGCCTTCAAGATCGCCAGAGCCTACCTGCCGCACCGCTCGATTCTGGAGCCTTTCCTGGAGGAGCGGGTGGCGCGGCTCCCGAAGATGGCGAACCAGCCTCAGCCGCACAACATCACGTGGATCAAGACGGGGAGCGCAGGCCTCCTTGAGTTGCTCGGGACGCTCGGCCTGTCGTACTTCCTCTATCGTCGGGGATTCCCCCACGAGGCGAAGGCGTTCGAGTCCATCCTGGTGAAGAAGCCGTGGCTCGGCCCGATCCTTCTCGGCGGTGCGGCCGGGATGGTCGAACTGTCGAACGCCGCGTTCGGACCGTCGCCGCGTTCAGCCGCCCGGGAGAAGCTCCGCCAGGCGCACATGAAGGTCGGAGCGGCGTGGAAGACGATCGGCAGCGTGTTGGGGCCGGTCGGCCTGGCCTACCTCGCGGCGGCGAGCGCGGCGCGGAAGGAACTCACCGGCTACCCGCTGAGCGCGCCGGAGAGGGTGATCCGGCACTACCCCGGCCCCTTGGGGATCCTCGGGGTCTACGGGGTCCTGAAGGCTCGAAAGGCGTTGGCCGGGAAGGCCGCGCTGAAGGCTCTGGTGAAACGATGATTATTTTTACGATCAGGGCTATACGATTTCCTGTTCGTGGATTAGGATACTGAGCGTGAACCGCAAGAACGGGGCAGGCGCGAGAGGCGCGTAAGGAGACAACGATGCGCGTGAAGCTGAGCGAAATCATCGAAGGCCTCAACAAGGACGACGACTTCCGCAAGCTCGCCGAGGACGCGGGCGTCTCCCCGGCCGCGGTTGCGGGCGGCGGCGCCGGCGCGGGCGGCGGCAACACGACGACCGAGACCCCGGACAGCGAGATGGTCGGGGACACGGTCGAGGACGAGAAGGAGAAGATCCAGACCAAGCTCATGGAGCTGGCTGGCCTCCAGTCGGAGTCGATCAGCGCCGCGAAGACCGAGGAAACGCTCAACACGGCCCAGAAGGCTCCGGCCGGTGAGGCCGCGCAGCCCGCGGGGACGGCGGTCAACCCCGGCGCGTCGGCCGAGGCCGACGAGGTCGCCGAGGTCGTCGCCAGCACGCTCGGCGGGATGAAGCCGGACCTGCGGAAGACCGCCAGCATCAAGATCGTCGAGAAGATCGCCCAGATGGGCGCCCTCGCGGTCGACGACCTCAAGGACGTCAAGGTCGCCAGCGCGCGCGCGGACGAGTACGACGCCGCTGGCCGCCTGATGGCCCGCGCGTACCACGACGAGCACCAGAAGATCGCCACGGGGATGGCCGCCAAGATGGCGGCCGACGACACCGCGGGCGAAGGGGCCGAAGAGGCCGGTGACGACGCCGCCGACTCGGAGGCCGACAACGACACCGGGCTGACCTCCGACGAGCTGGAGTTCGTCGAGAGCCTGGAATCCTAGCGAAGAAGGAGCTGCTCATGTCCACGAGCCTGAGAAAGATCTTCGACGAGGCGTACGGCGGCACCGAGAAGACGGCCGAAGACATCTTCGACCAGATGCTCGGCAAGGAAGAGGACGCCGATCGCACGACGAAGCTGGCGGCCGCGTACGACGAACTCGGGCGCGACATGGCCCGCGAGACCTTCGCGGCCGAGGTCCTCGGGGAGAACGGCGAAAAGACCGCCGCCTCCAAGGTCCTCGACGAGATCCTGGAGAAGGATGCCGCCGCGTCCGACGAGGACGACGACGGCGAGAAGACCGCCTCCGCGTCGGATGACGACGGCGACGAGGACGAGGACGGCACCGAGAAGGACGCCGCCGACGGCGTCCTGGCCGATCTCCTCGGTGTCGAGAAGGAAGCCGAGGCCGAGATCGAAGGGGCCGACGAGTTCGAGGAGAAGCTCGCCTCGATCGACAAGGAGGCGGCTGTCGCCTTCAAGCTCATCAAGGAGGCCGCCAAGGGCACGAAGGGCGCGAAGACGCTCTGGAAGCGGATCGTCCAGCTCGCCCGCAAGGGCAAGAAGAAGGCGAAGCGGTTCGTCGGCAAGGGCTACGAGGCCATGAAGCACGCGCCGAAGGAGACCAAGAAGGGCCTGCGGCGTGCGTACAGGGCGGTCAAGAAGCATCCGGGCGTGGCCAGCGGAAGCATGGCCGCGGGCCTGGCGGGCGGGTACGCCGCCGGAAGGAAGAGGAAGGCCGAGTAGTTTCATGACGCTCCAGGACCAACTTGTCGCGAAGATCGCCGCGAAGCGGGCCATCCCGCCCGCCAACGACGGCGAGGGCAACGTCCTCGTCTTGGACGGCGAGGGTCTCGACAAGTTGGCCAACGCGCTGGAGACTCTGGCGGGATCGCCGGATGACCTCGACGCGGATACGGAGACGGCCCTCCAGTCGATCGTGGACGGAGCCTCCAAGAGCAGGGAGAAAGCGGCGTGAAGCAAGCACACAAGGAACTGCTGCTGAAGGTCGCCAGCGTGGTACGCCAGCTCAAGCGCGAGCGGGATTTCCTCGTCGACGAGCTGGCGACCGCCATGCACAAGGAGAGTGCGTCGACCGTCGCGAAGGACCTCGTCCAGCGGGGGATCTACTCGCAGGAGGAGCTCGACAGCGCGGTCGAGAAGGTCTCGAAGGTCAAGCACCTGGGCGCTCTGAAGGAGGCCCTGGCGATCGTGCAGCCGAAGAAAGATCTTCCGATCGGAACGGTCGAGAAGACGGCGGAGGCGAACGGGGCCGTGTCCGACGCCGAGCGCAAGATGATGGAAGATCCGGCCATTCAACATCTACTCCAGTACGTGTAAGGAAGGGGACGCAAGATGGGCAAAGTGCTTCCGGACACCTCGGTCGTGACGTTCTACCGGCGTTCGCTGACGCCGGCGGATGCGCTGATCTCGGACTCCGGCGAGAATTCCGATCCGGCGCTCGACACCAAGACGATCGACGTCGAGGCGGGCGAGTGGGTCACGCTGGACGGCTCCAAGAAAGCCGTGCGTCTCGGCGCGTCCCCCGGGGGAGCCGGACTCCTGGCGTTCCCGGTCTGGGTGTCGGATCGCCGCGACGCGGCCGCCGCGCTCCAGATCACGGTCATCCACGGCGTCCACCAGGGCCAGATCTCGCTCTTCGACACCGGCGTCGGCGCGTACTCGCCGGGCGACCGCCTCACGGCCAAGCTCGTGAGCGGAAAGAGCATCCTGACCAAGGCGGCCTCGGGCGACGCGGTCGTGGCGATCGCGGAAGGCCCGGCATCGGCGGCGACGGCGGAGTTCCCGTCGGGACTCCTGCCGTACACCACGATCAACGCGGGGCACATCGTCCCGTAAACTGAGGGGCTGAACACGAACTGAAGCCTTCGTTGCAAGGGAGCTGAGAACATGGGCATGGAAAAAATCGGTCAGGCCACGGCGGATGCGCTCAACGCGGCCTTCAACCAGCAGATGGAGTCGCCCGAGGGGCGCAAGGAGCTGACGGACAAGACGCTCCTGTACATCAAGCAGCTCCTCCGCGAGGAGAGCTTCGTCCGCAAGATCCTGCCGCCGGAGAGCGTCACGAAGTACGACCTCCAGCGGGACGTCAACTCGGACACGGTCGTCAAGATCGTGGACATCGAGCCGAACTCGCGGGCGGCGGCGCTCAACTTCCGCGGCGAGGCGAGCTCCGAGTTCGTCGAGGGGAAGCGCTTCGCGATTCCGTTCTTCACCATCTCCTCGCAGATGTACGAGAAGACGGAGCAGGAGCTCTTCGCCTTCGAGATGCCGGTCATCAAGGTGATCGAGGAGAACTCGGTCAAGGACATCCAGGAGGTCGAGGACGTCACCTGGATCCGGTTCTCGCAGGCCGCGGCGACGAGCACGGGCAAGATCCTGACGGCCGCCGGCGACCCGAACCTGACGACCGCGCTGATGCGCGACCTCTTCAAGCTGATCGACGGCGATCGGCTGATCACCACGACGCTCCTGATGAACTCCCAGACCTGGGACGACATCCTGACCTTCGGCCAGCCCGTCTTCGGCGACTCGATCGCCGGGAAGGTCATCATCGACGGGTACACGTATGATCAGATCCTCGGCAAGAAGCTGATCATCACGACGAAGACGAAGACCCAGGACGACCGTCACCTGGTCCCCTTCGGGCAGGTCTGGTCCTACACCGACCCGCAGTACCTCGGCCGGTTCTACATCCTCAACAGCACGAAGCTGTACATGGACAAGGTGGCCGAGGTGATCCGGTGGAAGGCCTGGGAGGTCATCGGCATCGGCGTCGGCAACACGAAGTCGATCGCCAAGCTGGAGTTCGGCACGGGCGTCGGCCTCGTTCCGGGCGACCCGGTCTAAACCCGGGTTCACAACTGAAGCTTCCGAATGGGCGCGGGGTAACACCCGCGCCCATTCTTTTAGGTGGCGAGTATGGCGAAGGACATCGAAAACCTGACCGACCGCCACATCCGATGCGGAGGCTGGGTCTTCCTTCCGAAGAAGATTCAGCGTAACATCCCTGACGACAAGGTTCCCCCGGAGGCGTGGAGACAGGCGATGCAGCAGCCGTTCCCGACGCTCCGGATCACGGATTCGGATGAGGAGGTCATCCCCTTTGTGATTCCACTTCTGGACTCGGATGGGAGCTGACGGTGGCGATTGACAGGCTCACGTTCATCGAGCAGGTCCGCGACTACATGCGGGACTTCCCCGAGTTCAACGCCCTGACTCCGGGGGAGGAAACGAGCGACAGCCTGATCAACCTGTGCGCGGACCTCGCCGCCGACGACTTCTCGACCACGATGCCGCCGATCGGCCAGTTCACGGTCGAGAGCCACCCGTCGCTTTACCTGCTCCTGTTGGGCACGGTCATCCAGATCCTCCGCTCCGCGGGGATCCTCCAGGCCCGCAACAACCTCAACTACTCGGACGGCGGCCTGACGGTCGCGACGTCGGACAAGGCGCCGATCTATCAGGCCTACGCGAACTGGATCATCGGGGAGTACGAGCGCAAGAAGCGGACGCTGAAGATCTCGCTCAACGCCGGGACCGCGTACGGTGGCGTCCGAAGCGAGTACAGTTGGATCGGAGCGTACGGCCAGTACATCGGACTTGCCAGCATCGACTCCTATACAGCGGTGCGCTTCGGGTCTATAATCTTCTGAGAAGGGAGACCGCATGGACAAGCAGGCCAAGGAGAACTGGGCGGTCGCCGGACTGATCGCTGGCGAAGCCTTCGCGGACGAGTTCAAGAAGATGGCGGGCGTGTTCCTTCTCGAACGCTACGTCGCCGACAACGGCTTCACGAAAGACGCCGCGGGCCTGGCGCGCCGGGCGTTCAAGGCGGTGACCACCTCACCCGCCCTCCGGAGGATCGGCATCCCAGCCGCCGCGCTGGCCGCGGGCGGCGGGGCCGGCGCGATCGTCGGCATGAAGAAGGAGCGGCAGGAGGCGATGGAGGAGATCAACACCATCGCGCCAAAGATCTTCCGCCACGGCTTCGTCCAGGGGGCGCGGCAGGGATTCGCGCGCGGCGCGCGGGCTGGCTTCCTGCACGCCAGAGGGGAGCGTTCGACCGGATAGGATGAGCAGGGAAGGCGCATTCGTCCAGGGCTTCACCGAAGAGTGCGAGCGGATGGAGAAGCAGGGGATCCTGTTCCTCCCCGCTCTGGCCGCCGGTCTCCTTGTCGGAGGAGTCGGGGCGGCGGCCGGACTGGCCGGAGCTGGAAAGCCGAAGGACATCGTGCAGAGGAAGTGGTATCGCGCCGGCGAGATCCCGAAGACGCTGGGGCTGACCACGGCCTTGGCGGGCGGAATGGCGCCGGGGGCGTCCGGCGCTCTGGGCCTCGGCCTGCGCGGCCTCGCCGGTTCCGAAGTGGCCAGTTCGGCCGCTGGATCGCGCGGCCCCGGACTGGCGTGGAGGCCGAAGTCGATCGCGAGGACGCCATTGAATCGCCAGCCCAAGCAGATCGCGGGAGGCTTCTGATGGGAACGCTCGGGACCACCTACCGTCAGGCGTTTGAGAAGCAGGCCTTCATCGGAGGTCTCGCCAAGGGCGTGGGCAAGTTCATGGGCTCGATCCCGTTCTGGATCGCGGGCTCGCTTGCTGCGGAGAAGCTGATCGGCAAGAAGCCGAAGATCATGCGGCGATATGTCCCGCGCCGGCAGTACCAGGAACTCCTCCGCCAGCAACAGATGACGACCCAAGGGGGAGGATACTGATGAGCCGCGATCGCATCTTCTTCGAGGCTTTCGAGACGGAGCTGGAGAAGGACGCCAAAGCCAAAGGGTTCTTGAACGTCATCAAGAACCTCTTCGGGCAGGGGAAGAAGGCGGTGACGCCCTGGCTCACCAAGGGCCGGCAGGCGGCGGCGAAGAGCGCGCCCGCGCTGTGGCTGGCCCGCCAGCCCAGATGGGTCCAACGATTTGCGGGGTTCGGAGGGAAGACCATGGCTGCGGGCGCGGCGATGACGGCCGGAGAGCTTCCGTTCTCCCGCCGACGAAAGGTCGTGCAGATCCTTCCCCAAGACGAGATGATGGGAGGCTACCGATGAGCCACGCCAAGTTTGCAGCGGCTTTCTTCGAGGAATTCGACGCGCTGTGCGATCTCATGGAGAAGGACGGCCAGGCGGATCCCGACTTCACCAGCGAGAAGCGCGCGGCGTTCGGGTTCATCATGGCGAACTTGGAGGACGACGACGACTACGCCTTCATGGACAAGATGGCGTCCGACGCACTGACGCCGCTGGAGAAGATCGCGATCCGAGGAACTCTCGGACGGTGGATGATCGGCGCCGGGGCGAGGATGGCTGGCCGCGGCACGAAGATGGTCGCGAAGTCGATGAAGCCGTCGAAGTCGTTCGCCGCCCGGTTCACCCGAAAAGGATGGTCGCCCCAGCGGATCCAGTCCGTCTGGACCGGATACCAGAAGGCTGGCCCCAAGGGCTGGATGCGGATGCGGCGGGCCACCGCTCCGGCATTCGCGGGGCCGGCGGCCGCCGCCGCGTCGCGCGGTACGGCAGGACGGCATGCGATCCAGAAAGTCAGGGGGACCAGCCTGGACAAGATGATCGCGGGCACCGAGGGCGGGGGATCCCTCAAGTACATGGCGCAGCGGGAGAAGGCGACCCGCGCGGCGCGAGCGCGTGCCCGCCGGACGGCCGCCAAGCAGAAGCGTGTCGGGAAGACGACGCGCGACCGGGCCGCGGCCGGGGCGAAGAAGGGCAAGGGGGAAGGGAACGGGAAGGCAGACCGGAAGGCCGAAGGGCTGTGGCCGTCGGTCAAGAGCGGATTGCTCTGGGGCGGGGGCTTCGGCGCAGCGCAACGGGTCCTTGCGCCAGAAGAGGAGCCGGAGTACGTTCTGGGCAACTGATGAGAGAGCGCGTGTTCAAGGAGGCGATGGAAGCGAAGCTCGCTGAGGAGCTTCCAGGAGGCTTCCCTCTCAACCAGCCGTACACGATGCCCGCGCGCGTGAAGCGGACGACCGGCGCGCAGAGCACGGTGCCGGCGATGAAGTCGACCGGGACGGTCGGGAAGAAGTCAAAGGGGATGGGAACGGTGAAGACGAAGCTGGCGAAGCCGGACATCGCCAAGCCCGTTCCCCCGATGCGACGTCTGCTGGCGGGTGGCCTCAACGTGAAGCCACGCATGCAGATCGCGAAACCACCGAAGGGAGGCATGGTGAGATACGGATCGTACCCGACGCCAGAGCAGGCCGAAGAGGCAATCTTCCCGGGTCGCTCGGTGACCCGACGGCTTCTGACCAAGGAGGGCCAGAAGCAGCGGCTCAGAGACACGATGAGCGCGCTCAAGGATCTCGAAGCGACGAGCGACGAGGGCGAGAAGGTCGCCGCGCTCATCCGCCTGGCCGGGCTTCGCAAGGAGGCGTTCCTCGGCGCCGCGCTCCGTGCGGGCGCGGGCGTCGCCGGAAGGCTGGCCAAGAGCAAGCTCCTCTGGGGCGGCGCGGGCCTGACCGGCGCAGGGATCGGGGTCCAGAAGCTCATCAGCGGGGCCAAGGGAGCCGTCCAGGGATCTCAGCAACGCCGGAAGAAGAAGTTGCCCACGGAATTGCAGGGTATCTATCAGGGCGTGAGGTGATCGAATTTCGGTCTACAAGCGCGGAGGTGATCCGGCTCAACCTGATCCTCGTGAGATGGACGATCAAGGATACGAACGAGGACATCGGGAACTTCCGCTTCACCGTTCGCAAGAGCTACTCCCCGGGCGGCCCGTTCGAGGCCATCACGGGGCCGCTCGTCAACACCTTCCAGTTCTTCGATCAAGCGTTGCAGATGAAGTCCAACTGGCGCAAGATGTACTACAGGATCCTCGCCCAGGACGTGGTGAAGGGCGAGACGATCGAGAGTCCGGTCGCCGGGATCGAATCGGATCCAGACCTCTTCCTCCTGGAGCTTCGGCGTCGCCACGACCTCTATCTGAAGCGCTTCGTCGGGATCCCTGCATCCGTCCTCGTCGCGAAGACGTTCGGCCAGCGTTGCGTCACCTGCCACGACCAGATCAAACAGCGAGTACGGAGTTCGGCATGCCTCCAGTGTTTCGGGATGGGATTCCACGGCGGCTACTTCAATCAGGTCGACACGTTCATCAATTTCAGCCCGAGTCCGGAGCTCGTGGCGCTTCTGGAGATTGGAGAGCGCCAACCAAACCAGACCAATCTGTGGACGATAAACTTCCCAGAGTTGTCTCCGCGTGATATGATCGTGGAGTTCCCGCCCAGTGCGGAGCAGAGGAGATGGAGGGTTGTGACGGTGGGACGGACCGAGCGACTTCGAGCGACGAGCCGGCAGATCGCCCAGGTGACGGAGATCAACCGGAATGACGTCGAGTATCAGGTCCCGGTCGATAAGTTCCTGCCGCCGCGGGACACGTTCCTTGGATTCCGGCCGCCGAATGGAAGCGCTCTCCTGTAAGGTGATGAAATGACAGACTGGGGAGGCCTTAGCACCAAGGAAGTCAGCGCCGACCTCAAGGGCGGAATCATCGACACTTCGGCGCTGCGCGTGGCCCCCGCAACGCCCGCCAATCCCTTGGCCACGTTTGCGGACGTGCTCGCGGCCATCGGCGGAGTTCCGATATTCACCAAGAAAGCAACCCTGACCAAGGCGGATGGAAGTTTCACCCTTGGGGACACGGCTGGAGCGTACGTGGATTTCCCAGGAGTGAAGGATCTGGCATTGACCGTGACCGTGCCAGGCGCAGACGCCTTGGTTTTGATCAGCGGGAACGGAGGCCACGCAACCTCGAATCCGGCGGCGATGGGCGTAAGTGTTGCCCATCAGATCGGAGCCGGGGCTTTCGTTGATGTGATAACCGGAACCGAGGGAGATGGATTGGGAGCATTCGGCTTGGCTCTTTCCGGCCTTGCAATGCAGTTTCATCAGGGGGGTGGGATAAACGCGGGTGGCGGTACTCTTACTGCCATGGTTGTCATCCCGGCGCTCGTCGTAGGGTCGCACACGTTCAGGCTCAGAGCTTCTGTCGATGACGGAGGATTCCCAGTTGGCCAAGTAGGAAGGTTTTACGCTTCTGTGCCAAATCCATTCCGTATGATTGTGCTTCACAAGTGATGACGATTACGACATTTGACAAGGTGGTGGAGAACGTCTCCCATCTCCAATCCCATCTCCGCGCGAACGGGATTCCCTCCGCTGTTGTAGTGGTGCAATCTGGAGCGACACCGAATCTGTACGTCCACCATAACGTGGCGGAAAATCCGACGGCGCTGGTCAACGCCTACGTGAACCCCGATTACCTTGTCGCCGTCAGCAACAAGACGATCGTGAATGGCGCGCCGGAAGCAAGCGCAGACGGAGTGGACGTCCACTCGGTCACGATCACGAAGTACGATGGCACGACCAAAACCCCAAAGGGGACGGGAACGGAAACGATCAAGATCATGTCCAACAATCCGATCACGAGTTCTCCGCCTACTGTCGTGCTCGCCAACGGGGCCGCAGTGGTCAACCTGGGGCCTGTGTCGATGATCGGAGAATGGAATCTCATTATCGCGGATCAGGCAGGGGCTCTTGTACAGACGACAATCCGGTTGAGATTCGTTTAGGGCGCCCTATAAATATCGGAGTGACGGGAGTATAATAGGCGACGACATGGCCTTCCACCTCGTTCCGGCGGATTTCGCGTGGCTCTCGGATGTCAGCCTGCGCGAGGTCCTCATGAGCAACATCAAGGGCAGGATCGAGGAGGCCGTCCGTACCGTCTCCAAGGAGAGGGTATTCCAGCGGACGAAGGAGAAGGCTCGGGTCATCGATGTCGGGAACGCGTTGATCATCGAGATCAAGGCGGGCAAGGACACCGCCGAAGAGAAGGGCGTGCCAGCCCACCAGATGACGCAACTCGAAGGCGAGACCATCCCGATCCGGCAGGCGGCCGGCGGGATCACCTTCCGGAAGGCTTCCCGTCTCTCGATGATGCTCGGGAAATTCCGGCATCCCGGGACCCAGAAGCGGGAGACGGTGAAGCGGGCGGTGGACGACGCGATGGCGAAGTCTGCCGAGGCAGTGATTGAGGCAAAGGACAAGGTCGAGGAGATGAACCCGTCTCCCCGACTCAAGGACGTGATCGGTTTGCGTTGAGGAGGAAGCCATGAGCCTACGCGACATCCTGATTCAGCGGTACGGCAACGGCTTGGTGAAGGAGGCGAAGCCGGACTTCGCCCCCGGCGTCAAGGAGAAGGGCATCGCCGCCCTCTCGAAGAAGGACCCGGCCCTCGCCAGCGCCGCCGCGGCGACCGGCAGCAAGGGCACCAAGAAGGCGAGCGTGAGTGCGGGCTCCATCTTCGACTTCAAGATGGGCAAGGTCGCCAGCGCGGGTTTCATGGACGAGCTCCGGAAGCTCAACGAGGCCACCGCGAAGCTCCTGAACAAGGAGGCGGTGGAGGAGAGCCCGCTGCACAAGGCGATCCGGGCCTGCTCGTAGGAGGGATTCGATGATCGATCCGAAGTTGCTTCTCTCGGATGAGGTTCTGACCTCCGACGACGAAGCCAAGGCCGCCGGCCAGATCGCGGCCAGGGCGTTCGCCGACGAGCGCGAGAAGCTCTGTCAGGCCTTCGGCATCAAGACCGCCGCCGATGCGGGGGATGACGACGCAGAGGATGGAGGGGAGAGCTTCACCGAGAACGAGAGGCGCTTCCTCGAAGAATTGGGGAGCGACGAATGACGACGACGCTGAGCGAGAAGGCTGGCCAGATCTCCAGCGACCTCGTTGGAGATCCCCAGTTGCTTTCCAAGGTCCTCGACGGCCTGATCGAGAAGACCTCGCAGAGCAAGCTCCCGGAGCAGGTCGTGAAGATCGCCGCCGAGATCCAGAAGGACACGGGGGTCAACGAGGAGGCGGCGCTCAAGATGGCGTGGGATGCCTACGCCAAGTTCATCAACCCCGGGGCCGCCGAAGCCGCCGGGGTCAAGACGGCCGAGCCGAAGGCGGCCAAGCCGGGAGCGATGAAGACGGCGGCCGCGCGGGACCTGGCGGAGGGCCTGGCGGGCGTCTTCGGAAAGGGAAACGAGTAGGTCGATGGCCAAGCCGATTCGTGGGATCACGGACTTCGCGAAGGACACGATTCTGGCGCTCCTTCAGGAGTTCTTCTCGAACGAGGAGAACGTGCCCTCCGAGTTCCTCTTCAACCGCGACCTCTCTCAGTCGAAGATCCTGATCGCCGACAAGTACACCTACAACTTGGAGGACGTCGAGAAGAGGCCGGCGATCGTCGTCATCCGTGGCGCCCAGAGCTGGGCACGGCGCGGGAACGATCAGTTCTTGGGGTGGAAGGGGAACGCGCAGGCCGAGCAGTTCACCGACCTGATCAACGGGAGTTTCAGTTGCACGTGCATGGATCGCGAGGGACTGGTGGCCGAGCAGATCGGGCACGTGTGCTTCGCCTTCTTCCAGTTCTTCCGGAGGATGCTCCGGGATCGCCGGAAGGGGATTCACGACGTAACGAGCGTGGTGCTCGGAGAGGAACTGGCGGCGCAGACGGATTCGCGCATTGACGTCGCCGTCGTTCCGGTTCAGATCGGTCTCATGTTCCAGTGGAAGTGGGAGCTGAGGCAGAATGCCCCCGTGTTCAGGGAGTTGGACATTCGGACGCGCCAGAGGAACGGGGAGATCCTGACCCAGTTCCTCAAGAAGGCGCACCCGATGGTGGCGACGTCATAGGAGAACGGCCATGGCAATCGAAACGCTTGAGCGCCCCGACGTACGCGTCTTCCAGGAGTTCGGACCGGAAGCGCCGTCGCTCATCAGGCCGCTTCTCGAAGCCGCAATCGTCGGCCAGGCATTCCAGGTGGTCACGAAGGCGGCGGCCGGGGAGTACTTCGGCGGGACCGAGACGTTCGCGTACCCCGGGAAGATCCTCGGCGCGGTCATCCAGACCGCCGAGGTCGAGGTCTTCCTCCAGCAGGGGACCGATGAGTTCGACATCACGACCGCTGCGGGCGTGGTGATCGACGCGACCGACGTCGACCTGCCAGCATCCCTCATCCCGGTCAAGGACATCGTGGCCCAGAAGCAGGTGGCTTCGACGGTCGCGGGGACGATCCTCACGGATCTCGAAGCCGACTTCGTCACCGCCGGCGTGAAGCCGGGGGACATCCTCAACTTCATCCTGCTCGCGCCGTCCCTGATCGAGCCGGATTCGGTGATCTCGACCCAGAGCGGGGACTTCACCGTCCTCAACGTCAACAGCGCCACGGAGCTGGAGATCACCCCGGTCCTGATCGCCGAGACCAAGGTCGAGTACGTGATCGTCCGCAAGGGGACGTCCTCGGGCGACGTGAAGATCACCTACCGCGCGCTCCGGAAGGACCTCGTCGGGCAACTGATCGAGGTGCAGGACCAGAACGACCGCGAGACCCAGCTCGGCCCCGCGGATCCGCTGAAGAACCCCCTGTCGTTCGGCGTCTTCATGGCACTCCTCCACACCGAGGCCGTCGTGGCGGCGACCGCGGTGGAGAGCGACGCCCTGACCGACTGGACGAAGGCCGCGGAGTTCCTGGAGTCCAAGGAGATCTACGCGATCGCTCCGCTCACGCACCGGCCCGACGTGCATCAGATGTTCCAGCAACACGTCGACCAGATGTCTGAGCCGTCGAACAAGAAGGAACGGATCGTCCTGGTCAACCCGGAGATCCTCGACAAGGTCATCTACCAAGCGCTGTTGGCCACCGGGTCGGTGACGATCTCGTCCGACACCTTCACGGACACGGGCGCTGCGTTCCAGACCAACGGCGTGCCCATCGGCGCGCGGCTGAAGTTCCCGACGCCCGTGTCGATCGGCGGCGGCCCCGTCTCGGAGGTTGCGATCGCGGCCGTCCTGTCGGAGACGACGGTCAAGATGATCGCGACGGCCGACGCCACGGTGGGCTCGATCAGCTACACCGTCGAGAGCCCGGACTTCACGCTCCTCCAGAAGGCCCTGAACATCAAGGGCATCGGCGAGAGCTTCAAGGATCGCCGTGTCACGATGATCGTCCCGGACATCGCGGTCGTCGCCGACAACGGCTCGGAAGTGGACGTCCCGGGGTACTTCCTCGGCGCGGCCGAGGCGGGCCTGATCTCCGGGTCCAGCCCGTCGCAGGGCTTCACGAACTTCCCGTTCGCGGGGGTCCTGGCGCTCAAGAACTCGAACTTCACGTTCAACGAGCTTCAGCTCGGCGTGATGGCGGCCGGCGGCGGCCACATCTTCCTCCAGGAGACGCTGGGCGGGGCGGTCACCGTCCGGCACCAGCTCACGACGGACGTGTCGTCCGTCCAGCGCCGCGAGCAGTCGATCGTCAGGACGATCGATTTCATGGCCAAGTTCCTGCGGAACCGGATCCGCCGGCTGATCGGGATCAACAACATCACGGACACGTTCCTGAACAACGTGCTCCGGCCGCAGACCAACGGGATCATCGAGGACCTCGTCGAGGACAGGATCATCGGCAGGAACACGAAGATCACCCGACTCGTGCAGGATCCGGTCCAGAAGGACCGGGTGGTCATCGACATCACGGTGGAAGTCCTGTTCCCGGCCAACTTCATCGACTACACTCTGATCATCTAGGAAGGAGTCACCTATGGCGGGCGGAGTGCTCCAGGAATTCCTGGGCGGCGAAAACCAAGCTCCCGTCGCGCACCTTCGCGACTGGGAGTTCCGCGAGTTCCACGTCCAAGAAGACGTCGGAGCGAGCGAGTTCATCAACGCGGCGTCGACGCTGATCGCCGCCGGCCCCCCGCGGTTCAAGGACACCGTGGGCGGCGGGCAGGTATCGACCGGAGGCGGCCGGGACACGCGGAAGACCTTCGTTTTCCCGATCGGGATCATCGAGGCCGTCAGCATCTCCCAGGCCCGCCAGCTCCAGCGGCTCTTCGAGATCGGCTCGAAGCGGTCGTACTTCATCCCCGGTCGCACGGTCGGCCAGGTGTCGATCACGCGGACGCTGTTCGACGGCCCCAGCCTGCTCCGGGTTCTCATGGCCTACTTCCCCGAGACGCTCCTGGCGCGATTCGACGCGCCCCAGCTTCTCGAATCGAGGGAAGGGATCGTCACCTGCCCGGACATCCGCAACGCCCCGGGCTATGACGACTGGTTCATCAACCTCGATTCCGAGGTCTTCGACCACCCGATGGGTCTGTTCATCGCGCACAAGGACTCCTGCGGGGAGAACTTCGGTGCTGTCTATCTGGAGAACGCCTTCATCAACAGCCACCAGATGTCGATCTCGGCGACGTCGACGCTGATCGCCGAAGGCGTGACCATCCAGTACGACAAGGTCGTTCCGGTGAGGGTCCGCTTCTAGGAGGCTTGATTCATGAACCCGCAGACCCCTTCAGCACCGGCACCCCCCCTCAAGGCCGCTGCGCCTGCCCCCTCCGTTGCGCCTCCCCAGAAGGACAAGGCCGCGGAGAAGGAGAGCGATTGGAAGTACGCGCTGAAGGACGGGGCGAAGTTCTCGATCGACCACCTGCTCGTTCAGGGATCGCTCGAAGCCACCCTCCAGCTTCAGGAACGGATGACCGCCACGTACAGGACGCTGTCGGTCGAAGAGATCCAGAAGGTGGAATCCGTCCTGCCCCTGGGGGAAATGCGCGACAAGTCGATGCAGTTCCTCACGAACGAGATGACGATCACGCAACTCTACTTCTCGCTCATCGCGATGAACGGAAAGGCTCTCCCCGCCGTCCCGTCTCCGGAGGAGCTGGAGAAGATGCCGGGGAAGAAGGATCCGCGCCGCGAGATCCTGAGAAACATGCCGGGCGTGATGTTCGACATCCTGACCGCGGGCTTCAACGAGTTCGACCAGCGCGCGAAGGCGCTCGTCAAGGGCGACGCAGTAGCAAATTTTTAAAAACCCCGCTCGCCCTGTTCCGTGGGTATCAGCTCGCGAGCGGGGTGAAACTGGGGCTTCCTCCGCTGCAAGAAGCGGTACTCCAAGGCTACTTCCAGTCCCGGCGGAAGACGGAACTCCTCTCGCTCAAGGCCCTGATGGCCAGCGCGATCCCCACTCCGGAGGCGGGGAAGATGGCCGACCAGTTCCTCCGGGATGTTCAGCACACGCTCTTCCCCGAGATCGCGCCAGCCACCGCGGAGTTCGGGGAGGACGCGAAGGAGAAGATGGAAGCGTTGCGGAGCAAAGTCATTCAGATCAGTGGTAATACCGCTACAATAGAGGACACGGAAAAGATCGGCGTGACAGAGCTCATGAAGACCGTCGAAGAAACGAGGCAGGCAGGAATGACCCGACGGAATCGCCGCCGACCGATGGAGCAGAGGCAGTAGAGGCGACCAATGCCAGAGGAAGTCCTTCGCTACCGCGTAGAGATCGACGAGGCGTCACTCCAGTCGGAGTTGGCGCGCGCGCGCGGCGCGATCACCAATGTCCTTCAGACCGCGATCACCACCGGCCAGTACGCGGTCAACCAGCTGAGCGCCGACGTCGCCCTGACGCGACAGACCTTTGGGATCCCCGAGCCCGTGGCCGCAAGCCCCTCGCAGGACCTCGGCTTCTTCGGGGCATCTCTCGGCGTGGCGGGGATCCGCACGCCTCCGAACATGCTCACCTCGGACTTCCGGGCGGCCGCGCAACAGGAGCTTCAGTCCAGGATCAGCCAGGGCACGTTCGCGATCGCGCGGGAGGCCATCCCCGTGGCCGCCGGACTCGGGGCCGTGGGGCTCGGCATGGCGGGCCGGGCGCGGCCGCTGACGACCCTCGCCGCCGGCGCCGCGACGTTCATGGGGGCGCGGGGGGCCACCGGGCTGGGGCTGGGGACGATGGAGGCCCGCCAGTCGGCTGAGGAGATCCTGTCGCTCACCGGAGCCCCCCACCCCATGCTTCAGTTCAGCCGTGAGGACAGGGAGGGATTGGCCCGAGGACTGGTCCAGGACGTCGCTCAGGACGTCCGTTTCGGGGTGGAGGAGGTTGGGGGCCTTCTGGCCATGGGATCGGCCTCAGACGCCTTCACAGGCGTCCGGTCGGTCGAGGAGTTCCGGACCCGGTTTCGGGCGATGCTCGATCAGGTCAGGACGATCACCCGCGTCTTCCAGCAGACCACCCAGGAGGCGATGCAGACCCTCGGGGAGTTCAATCGCCTTGGGGTCGCGAGCCCGGAGGTGATGACCGGACGCTTGGCCGACGTGCGATCGCTGACGCAGGCTACGGGTATGGCTCCGGGGCAGATCCTTCAAACGGGCATGGCCGGGGCGCAGATGGCTGAGGGGATGGGTGCCGCTCCAGGAGCAGGGTTCGACGTCATGATGCGGAACATGCTCCGCGCGCAGACCGCAGGCGCGACGATGGCGATCGACCCGAACGTGATGCAGAGGCTCGGCGGCTTCCAAGGGGTGGCCGCCGAAATGACCCAGTTCGGCTTCCAAGCCGCGCAGGCCCCCGCGATGAGATCGCTGATCGCTGGCCTGTCGAACGACACGATGACCGGCCTCGATCAGGCGAGGCTCCGGCAGTTCGTTCAGGGTCAGGTGTCCTTCGAGGACATCCAGCAACAGGCGCTCAACAGGATGTCGGATCCCGCGATGCAGACGCGCTTCGCCGCGAATTCGGACATCCTTCAGCAACAGCTCGCGGCATCGGGCCTGGCCGGGCCGGCACTCTTCCGGATGGCTGAAGTCCGGGGGGAGTTCATGGGCGTGCCCGGTGCGGACGTGTTCGGCGTGATGATGCGCCAGATGGGCTTGGACCCCGCTCAGCGTCAGGCGATTGGCCCGATGGTGTCCGGCGCCGCGCAATTCGATTTCGTCGCGGCGCGCCGGCGGGAGCTGGCTGAGCTGGAAATCCAGATGGAGCGGCAGAGGGAGGAGTCGAGGTTCACCTCCCGAGTCGGGGCCTCCTTCGAGCAGTTCCAGGTGGGGGTGGGGAATTTCGTCGGGGATCCGATTCGCGCCGCCGGCCGCGCTGCGGGCGGGTTCTTCCAGAACGTGGTCGCCCTCCCCTCCCGGGCGGCGGAGTGGCTCGACATCAGCTTGGGCAAGGCGGTCTTCGGTGCGCCGGGGATGTCCGAGGGCCTGACCCAGCGGCAGATGTCGGCGTCCCAGATGAAGGCCGCGACGGACGCCCTTCAGACCTCCGTCCGCGCGGTCACCAATCGCGTGAATTTCGGAACGCTCAAGATGTGGGACCGACTCTCCTTCGATGAATTCACCCAGTTCGAGGAGGTGGCGGTCGCCGAGTTCGGCGGAGAAATCTCCGATCTGATTGCCGAGTCGGACGGGGCCAAGCGCGGGGAGATGCGCGAGAAGCTCAAGGAAAAGATGAGCGGCTGGTTCCACACCAATTTCGGACACCTGAGCGAAGGCGACGCCGCCGAAGCCAAGGCCTTCACCGACAAGATGCTGCAAATAGAGACCGTGGCGGGACGGAACAGTGCGGTCCTTCACGGGATCGAGAGCGTCAAGAAGAACGCCTCCGCGCTTCAGATGAGGATCTTCGTGGGCGATGAAATCCCATCCATCCTGGCCGCTTCGGTCGCCAAGCCGAGCGACGTGGAGCGGGTGACCGGAATTGGCACCCAGATGGCTGCGGCATTTCAGGGGGGTGGAGAGAAGGCAAGCCTACAGGCACTCCGGACCTTGGGGGAGAAGGCCATTCCGCTTCTGTCCCGGGGCGCCCCGATCCGGGAGCGCTTGGAGATCACAGACCTCGCCTTCAGGCGCGGGTTCCTGACTCCAGGGGACATGCAGTTGTCGACGAAGGAACTCGGCGCGATCGCGGATCAGAACTTGACGGCTGAGCAGGCAAGGTTCGTGGGCGCACTACGGAGGCAGGCCGACGAGGCCGAAGGCAAGGAGATCTCGGCCGAGAAGGTCTTCAAGACCGTGGGCCAAGGCTTGGGCGGCCAGTTCCCGTCCAGAACGCCAGGGCCGGGGACCAACGTCAGCCCCTATGCGTGGGACCAGACCACGCAAGTCCTTGACCGGCTCAATGGATCTGTTCAAAATCTCAATGCGGCGTCCAGGGAACTTCTGAAGAGCATCACGGATCAGAACAAGAAGACAGCAGGGAAGTCATAATGACGATACTTCTTCATCGAATCACCGTCGACGTGAAGCGGGGATTTGAGCAGACGGATCCGCGTTGGGCGTTCGCCAACGAGATTTACAAGAACGACACCAACATCTTCGCCTTCTGGGACGCCAAGACTTCCACCCAACCATCGCGGAGCGACATCAGGCCGCTGGCCAAGCGAAAGCGCCAGGTCGTTCTGGACGGGGAGCGCCCCGGCTTCAACGTGACCGATGAACTTACCAAGTCCTTCACGGACGAGCAGCGTCGAGCCTGTCGGTACGTTTCCCCCGAGGAGGAGAAGGTCGCGGTCCTCAAGCTCGTCCGCACGAAGAACCGTCTTGTCGAAGCGGAAGTGTCCAAGCTGGAAGTGATCGGAGAGCGCAGGGAGAAGTCCACGGGGAAATCGGCGATCATCCAGAAGGACGTTCTGGATCAGGGCGTCGAAGTCATGATGGAAACGAACGCCTTCATGCTTCAGGGCGTCAACGAATCCTTCCAGGAGAAGTTTCAGATCAGCGAGACGTTCGGGGAGCCCGTCTTCTTCGCCTTTGGAGAGCGCCAGAGGATCTTCCAGTTCGACGGCCTCCTCTTCGATACCGACAGTTGGGCGTGGAAGGAGCGGTTCATCTCGGAATACAATGAGTTCCTTCGGGGTACGAAGGCCATTGAGAACGGTGCCTTCGTCACGCTCATCACGAACACCGCCGTTATCCAGGGCTATCTCCTGTCCTGCTCGATCGGGCAGAGCACGAACACGCACGGGTACGTGGCCTTGAGCTTCGCCATGTTCATCCAAGACCGCTTCCCGGTGAGCGAAGTCGAGCGGTCTCCGCAGGATCAGCGGGAGGCTGAGAAGGAAGATCCGAGGGTCGTGCTCTTCGAGATCAACAATCTGGTCAACAAGCCCAACGAGATCATCAAGGAGATCGAGCGCGTTCCGCCAAGCGTCGTCAAGGTAGAGTTGCCCAGCGGTTTCCAGCCAGCTGATTTCTTGCAGACAAACCCTGTGGAATTCCGGCCAACGCACTTCAAGCCGTCATCTCCAGTGGATGGAGAAAGAAAGGAGGTCCAGTTCATAGTGACGCCTCCTGGACAGCCGTCCTATTCTCCGCCGGATCTCCTGTTTGCCGATCCGGGCAATCGTCCGAATCAGTACACGAATCAGATGATGATCGGGAACATTGGCGTAGTGGGGGAATTCCAGCGGAAGGATTTGCAGGCCCCGCCTGGGACGACGACGCCAGCGGGATTCAGCATGCACTCCGTCGGTGCTTTCCAGTCACCGACCAACACGGTCGAATCGGAGAGCCTGTTTGCTCAAGCGGGAGGTAGCGCGCAAAGGCATCAGGAGTTGCCGATCAGAAGGCTCAAGGACATTGCCAAGGCCGGCAATCTAATCGCCGGGGTCATCCATGTTCAGTCCAACACAATTTTTACGCGCAAAGTAAGCGAGCTAAGGATTGGGTCCGACCCGGGATTCCTTGCCACGGGAGGAGTGTCGGGACAAAAATTCAACAGTGGAATCTCAAACCCAGGGTTGAATTTCGAGATCCAGTTGGATAGGCCCATCAAAGCGCAGGGCGTGGGCGCAGGCGATGTTTTCACAAAGAACGTCGACCAGTTTCGTATCCGGTGGTTCGAGGACAACACGTTCCTGATTCAGAAGGCAGAGGAGGTGTACCACAGCATCGATGGCGGATTGAGTTTAAGGAGAGTGGCCGACGGAACAGGCGCGAGCAAGGCCGTAAACGCAACCGAGCGGTACGTGCTGACCGATCCCGGTGCAACATTCCTCGTGGATCTCCAGACGCACATTGACGCGGGGGACAAGATCAGCGTGGTTCTCCCCTATGCGGTCATTGATCTTGATTCGACAACGAAGGCTGATTCGGAAGTGCCAGTCACAAAGGTATTGTCTGATACGCAACTTCAGCTTGGCCTGCTTCAGCTCGACCTTGCCAACAAGAATCTCTCCGGAAATCAACTGGAACAGCAACGCGTCGGCGAGGTCGAGATGCAGCAATACAAGGTATTGGTTCGTCGCGCATCCAGCATCGCTCTCATCGAAGAGGCGATCCGGAAGCGGGTCAAGAATCCGCCCGACGGGGCCTTCAGCAGCGAGAACCTCAATGCGGATGACCAGCAACTCCGGCAGGAGAAGGGCGTCTTCGAGATGAAGAAGGGAGTCCATTTCTCGGAATGATCTCGAAACGCGTAGACGTCAAGGTCTATCTGGAAGGGATCAAGATCCCGTTCAACAGGGTGATCCTTTCGATGGCACCCAACCGCATGAACATCCTGACCCTCGAAATCCCGCCGGCGAGGGAGTTGTTCGACATCCTTCCGCGCACCTACGTCCAGGTCTTCTTCAATCTTGGAGATGGATTCAAGACCTTCTTCGAGGGCGAGGTCATCTCCCACGGCTTCACGAAAGACGCGCAGTCAGGACGCCAGATGCTCCTCCGCTGCGCCGACATGTCCAACTACTGGCACTACTCCTTCGGCTCCTACCTGGCGAGGACAAGCGTCGAGCAGTACGCGATCCTTGACGAGATCCGGATGTTTACGGGAGTGTCTCCGATCGAAGCGGGCGACAAGAAGCAAGAAGAGCGGATCTTCATCCTCCGGGGCATCGGCCACGAAGTCTTCCAGAAGCTCCGCAAGCAGGACCCGGTTACTGGGGTCAAGGAGTCCTTGGAGCTGGTGAAGAACGTCAACGATTTCTTTGGCGATCGCTTCAGCAGGTTCAAGATCAACGAGCGATTCAAGGTTCTTCCGGACGGCCAGATCAAGTTCTTCAGCGCGCTCAACAGCCAGGACATCCTCAACTTCACGTTCGGCAATGCCCAGACCTACCGAAACCTCTTGGACATCTTCTCCAATGTCCTCCAGCAGATCTGGCAGAACTTCTGGTCCCTCTCTCTGCCTGGCGTGATCGACTCTCCAGCCCCGGTCAACTTCGTCATTCTGCCGCCCACCTTTGTAACCGCTCCTCCGCGGTGCAATGTCATCTTCCCCGACACGCACGACGGCTTCTCCTACATCCGTCCATTCTTGGATGAGCCCACGCGGTTCAAGATCTTCACCGGGGGGTCCTCCAGCGATTTCATCAAGACCCAGTTCGTCTATTCGCCTGCCGACTTCAGGGAGCGAGTGATCCCCGCGCTTCGGGTGGCGCAGGGAAAGAATCAGGACATCCGGGACGAGAACATCTTGATCGAGAGCGACGATCCCGAGCAGGATGAGCGACTCCGCGGCATCCTTCCCGACGCGGTGTCCATTCAGCAGGATACCTACTTCACCGTCCGGCGGGCCGTCTTGGCCCAGGCGAAGACCAAGGAGCAGGGAGCGGACGAAGCTGAAAAGAACATCAAGAAAACCCTCGCGCAGATCGCTGACTTCCTCTTCATCCTGCGCCGATTCCGGCAACGTACGCTACCGATTCAGATGCCCTTCAATCCGAACATCAACCCCGCCTTCCCGATCCTTCTCCTGGACAAGGAGGCGACGCTCTTCGGCAGTCCGGTGGAACTGGTCCACAACCTCGACGCAAACGGAAATGCGACGACATCGGTCACCTGCGAGTACGCACGAAATAAGGATGTAGGGACTGATGTGATCGAGAAGTCGCTCCCCTGGTTCAACCGCTCGTACGATCCCAAGGGAATCGGCGAGACTACGTTCACGTTCACGGACGTCGATGGCAAGGAGCGCACGGTTGAAGGGGCCTATCCGGCCGTCGTGGATGGGAACATGGGAAGCATTCTGAGCCAGTCCCTCCCGATCTTCGAGAATGGGAAACAGGTTGGCGAGAAGGTTCCGGAATCCGAGGAGGAGGCCGCTAACCTGATCTTTGGCCTCTGGCTCAACGTGGGAGACAGGGGCGAGTTCATCGAAGGATTCACCGAGCGACGGATCCAGACGTTCGAGGAGCATCTTGAGTTCTTGGGCCTGACCGAAGTGAATGACGACATCCTCGACGGGCCTGTGTATGATGGCGCGAAACGCGCGGTCATCGAACTGGCCAAGGGCAAGCTGATCGAAGCGAGCCAAGCGTTCGCCGAAACGGTTGCCACCGAAAGGCAAGGCTGATGCCAGCACTCAAGCAACGTCAGCAGGAAGAGATGAAGCTCTGGCGCCGCTGGCAGAGCGGCGACGGCGACGCTCTTGGTCCGCTGATGAAGTCCTACGATCCCGTGGTCCACACGTGGGTCAACAAGCTCCGGACCAGCCCGCTTCCGGAGATCTTCATCCAGACGGAGGTGAAGAAGCAGGTCCTCGACGCCTTCCAGACCTTCGATCCCAAGCGAGGCGTCCAGCTGAACACGTACGTCAACAGCCGCCTGCCCAAGGTCCTGCGGAATACGGTCTACACCTACGGCAATCTGGGCCGGATCCCCGAGGAGCGTCAGCGGAAGATCTGGACGTTCCACACCGCCAAAGACCGCCTGGGCGAGCAGCTCGGCCGGGCACCGACGGCGATGGAAGTCGCGGCCGACCTTTCGTGGAACCTCCGGGAAGTCGAGCGGATGGAACAGGAATTGCGGCCCTCCCGCCTCATGACCGAGGAGACGGAGTTCTCGTTCCTCTCGGACGACGGCGATCAGAAGACCCTCCAGTTCGTCTACATGACCCTGCCGCCCCAGCAGCAGGTCCTCTTCGAGCACCATTTCGGCTGGGCGGGGAAGCCCAAGCTCAAGGACTCGGATCTCGCCAAACGCATGAAGCTCGACGTCCCCTCCCTGCGAAAGGAGAAGAAGAAGCTCGCGTCGACTTTGGAAACGGCATTCGAGCTGAAGAGATAGATGGCCTGCGAAGACGAAGCACGGAAGGCGCTGGACGATTTCGTCGCAGGGTTCCTGCTCGAAAGCCAGGCGGCCCAGACGTTCTTGGGCTCGTCGTCGTCGTCCTCGGGAGTCGACAAGGCTTCCGGGCAGGTCGGGGAAAATGTCGGCGAGAACGTGATCTCCATCCACCCCATATTCTCCACGATCACCGATCCCACTCAGAAAGCCTTGCTGGAAGACCGCTTGGTCACGAGCGCAACCGGGGCCGCACGGAGGATTGCCTTCGAGAACACGGGCAACAAGATCACCCGCATCTTCGAGGAGAGTCGGTCGGCCGCGCTCAACCTCTTCAGCGTGGGATCCGACTTCTTCTATGACGTCCTGTCCAAGAACGCCAAGCGGCTCCGGCGCGCGATCGCCGCCGCCGCCACGGCCGGCGCGGAACTCCAAGCTCTCGCGGTGTCGTACAACGCCTTCCATCAGACAGCCGACCGCTCGGATCTCGACAACCTCGACCCCAACGTGGTCGCCGACGTGAGGGCAGACGCGATCGCCGCCCTGACAAACGTAGATCTGGCGATCAAGGAGGGGGAATCGGCGAACGCCATCAGGGGGAGCACGATCGAGCAGGTGGCGGCTGCGGTGGATGCGGTCTGCGGAATCTTCACGAACCCCACGGGGATCGTTGGGATCCTGATGATGGAGAAGATCCTCGCCCTCATCAGCAACTTCGACCGGGCGGTGAACACGGTCATCAGCCAGAAGTTCCTGTTCGAGGAAGGCTTCAACAACACGCTGAACGCCAACTTCATCAACCCCATCACCCGTACGCTCAATACGGTCGACACGGAGATGAACGACATCATCGAGAAGACAACGGGATTGCTCGGGGCACCCACCTTCGACAAGTTCACCTCCCTCAATATCTTGCACGATCTGTGCATGAGGATGTCGGTCCTGACAGATCTCATCCGCCGCAACCCGGATCAGGCCAAGGTGGAGATCAGCGCGGACGTCAACTTCTCCACCTTCGAGCCAGCGACGGTGGCGATCGCCGCCGAAACCAATGGGCTGGCCACCGACTACCTCCTGTTTTCACCGACCTACCGCAAGGTGGTCCAGAGCGTCATGATCCAAGACGTCCGTCCCGCGCTCGCGGTGAGGACGACGGAGGTGGTCACCAAGATCGCCGCCGTCCAGGCATGGCTCACCGCGCAAGGGGCGATCTTGGTGGCCCTCCCGGTCGTCCAGAGCGCGCTCACGACGGCACTGACGAGCTTGGTCGGCGTAGACGCCCTGAACAAGACGGATCAGTTCCTCCGGGGGAATGACTTCAAGAGCCTCGCCAAGCAGAAGGCCAACAGCTCCAGCAAGGCTGGTGATGCCGCCGAGAAGATCAAGGAATGCCTGACCGATCTGCCCCCCTCAGAGGCAGACAAATTCGGCGCCCTTTCTGAGGTGCGGAACGCTTTGGTTGGAATTGAACAGACGCAAGCCATCGCCGCAGAAGCTATAATCACAGAGACCCCGGGGGCGATCGGTGAGGTGGACAGCCTCACGAAGGTCGTCCAGTCGGTGAAGGAGAAGGGCGAAGCGTTGCTGACATGACGAAGGACCTCTCGATCACCCAGCTCCAGCGGGTTGCCCCGATCGTACGGGACGGCTCGCTTCGGCAGGATCGTTTTATCGTCCTGCGCCAGATGGGGCAATCCCCGAAGGCCGTCACGGGGGTCCACAAGCTGGCCCAGTTTGTGACGAAGTTGCTCCTCACCACCCAAGGGTCGGACAGCTTCGATCCGAACTATGGATCGAGCCTTCTTTTCCAACTGAGAACTCCGAAGGGCCTGACCGAGCTGGCCGACATTCAATCCAACATCAACATCCACATCAGAGACGTGAAACGCCAGATCATCCGGAGTCAGGTGAATTCAAGGCTTCCATCCGACGAGCGGTTGAGGGATCTTCGGATCCAGAGGTTCCTCTTCAACGAGAGCTCACTCAAGATGGAGATCGATCTGGCCCTCGTCTCAGAAGCCGGCACTTCCCGCGTCCTCAACCTCAGTGATCTCGTCGTCGGGGAGAACGAGTAATGGCTGACAACACAGGAATCTTTCAGTTCCAGAACGCAAAGGAATACGCGAAAGCGAAGATCGCCGAGGTCGATTCCCAGATCGACACGCGCGACAACACGGGCATCGGCGACCTCCTGATCAAGCCGGTCGAAGCCTTCCTCCAGCCCATCTTCGAGGAGGTGAAGCGGATCTCCGAAAACCAGTCGCTTATCGGTGGCGAAGCGCTGACGGAGACGGACGTCGACGCCCTGATCGCCAACCTCTTCCTCACCCGCCTCCAAGGGGCGAAGGCGCGCGGCACGGTCCGCGTCTTCTTCTCCGAGGCCGTGGCGGTTACGATTCCGGAGGCATCGGAATTCGTGGATGCCGTCGGCACGAGATTCTTCTCCCTGTCCGAGGTGACGATCACCGCCAATCAGATGAGCCTGAACCGGGAGGGAGACTTCTTCTTCGTGGAAACGCTGGTCGAGGCAGAGGAGGTTGGAGAGGCCGGGAACGTCGCGCAGGAGGGCATCGTTGACTTCGTGAGCGGCCCGAGCAACGTCCTCAAGGTCGACAACCCCGACGATTTTACGGGCGGCACCCCCCGGGAAACGAACACCTCTCTCATCGACCGGGCGAAGGAGGCGATCACCGTCCGGGACCTTGTGTCCAAGCCGGCGATCAAGACGGTCCTCCGGGACCAAGAGGACTTCGCCTTTATCAAGGACATCCGGGTCATCGGCTTCGAGGATCCGGAGATGGAGCGGGACTTCCTGGTCGGCGACAACATGCAACTCGGGCTCCTTCCGCCCGTGGACGTGATCGGATCCACGACCGGAATCCACATCGGAGGGAAGGTCGACATCTACATCCGCACGGTCGGGATCACGACGGAGACGGTCCTGATCGAGGACCTCAAGGCCACCGTCTTCCTGCGGCCGAAGGACAAGTTCGATCCCACGGTAGATCCCCCGACCGTCATGTTCGTCCCGCTCACAAAGCGGCCGATCATCGAGATCGTTGCCCTTCAGGAAGTGGACGCGATCACCGGGGATCCGATTGGATCTCCGCTCGTCGAGGGCTTGGATTTCGACGTGGTGGTTGACAACTTCACGCTCCGGTTCTCGGTCCGCGATCGCTTGAAGCTGATCATCCACAACGGCCTGCTCATCGGCGGCAACCTCCAGATGACCTATACCCATTCCAATGACATCGTGCTGGTCCAGAGCTTCGTGAGCGACGAGGACAAGCAACGGGTGGTGACCGCCGATCTCTTGGTCAAATTCAGCCAGCCTGCCTTCGTGGACTTCACGGTGAGCTTCACGCTCGACGCGACCTCGGAGGAGACGGCCGCCACGATCGAGACGAAGATCAACAACTTCATCAACAACCTCGAAGTGGGGGCGCGGCTGGAGGCGTCCGACATCGTGGACCTGATCTACGACAACGGAGGGACGTTCGTTCAGCTCCCGTTCACGATGACGGTCACGGTCCTGAACGACGATGGCACGAAGTCGGTGCAGACGAGCGAAAACACCATTACGATCCCGACGACAGCAGGGTATCTGGCCCGGAATATCACGGTAGTTGAGGTCTAACGATGGCGTTCCAGTCGGAATTCTTCTCCCAGCAACTCGGGGACTACTGGCGTCGATTCAAGGAGATCGACGTCCTGAAGGCTTACTGGGATTCGATCATCGATCTCACCTCGAACCTCGGACTCGCCGCCGATCAGGTGAACAAGCAGAAGGGGTTGTTCACCGTTCCGGTCCGTCATCGCTCAAGCCCAGTCCTTTTCGTCTTCGACAGCAAGACGGCGGTGGGCACCGTCCCGGCCGGGTTCACCAGCTCGTTCTCGATCGGCAAGCAGATCGTGTCCATCCCACTCCTGACATCCATCTCGGATGGAACCGGGACGAAGTTCTTCGAGGGCCTGAGCTACGAGATCACCTCCCCCGGGGTGATCTCCTTCCGGTCAGTGCCCGTCCGGCTCATGTTCGCCGGAGACGTGTTCTCCAACCGCGAGTCGATCTTCAGGAACTTCGGGTTCCCGATCGATTTCAAGCAAGCCAACAGCGATGCCTACCTCCGCAGGACGCAGGCCCTCTGGTATGCCCTCTGGAACGGCGCCGCGGTCGAGAACATTCGGATCGGGATGCAGGCCCTCTTCGGCCTGCCGATCGCTCAAAGGGGCAGGGTGCTGTCGGTCGTCACCAACTTGGACGGGACCACGAGCATTCAGATCAACGGAGAGACCTTTGTCCTTCCGGATTACCTTGCCCCCGTGGTCTTCCCGGGTCAGGAGATCACGAACTTCACCCGGCTCTCGGACGGGGTGGAGGTCTGGGACCACATCAACAACCCCGACATCTTCGATCTCGTCGACATCCCGCCTCCCAAGAGGTTCTTCACCTTCATCAAGCAGGTCCTCGCCGACGTGATCATCGCCGACGAGCTGGCGACCGGAGAGATCTTCGACACCAGCCTGATCTTCAATTTCATCGACCGGATCCGGCCGGCGTACACGAACTGCATCCTCGCGATCCTTCTCAGGCTGAAGGACTCCTTCCAGCTCTTCGTGGATTCGACCGACATCCAGGAGAAGCTCTGCCTGACGAAGACGGTCGGGATCAATTACATGAACTACCTGATCGTCCCGGAATTCGCGGTCGTCAACTCCATCCCCGGGGCGACCCTCCAGGATCAGGTGGATGCGATCAAGGACGACATCGAATTCGCCCTTGACGAAGAGGTGATTGCCTTCTCGGAAATCCTCAAGATTTTCGACACGGTGGACATGGTTTTGACGGCCACCGTCGGAAACGGCCCTATTGTGTCCGCAAGCCCCGCTGAGGGGCATAATCCAGTCAACCATTTCTCCCTCGGAAGTTCTTTTGAAACCCTTAACGGAACGACCTTGAACGACTATAATGACCACCTGGCAGACTTCCCGGCCTTCGATCTGGATTTGGAGACGATTGGGTTCAAGGACCGGCTGGAAGTGAAAGACTTTACCACGAGCACAGTACTCGCGAGCGTGTAGGAGAACTGGATGGCTCAGGTTCCGACGTCCGAGATCGAGAAGATCACCGAGTTCAAGGCGGCCTACACCTCCAAGACCTTCAACAAGAAGAACTTCGCCTTCTACCGGATCGACGGGGTTCTGGAGGGGATGGACGTCTCGGAGGCCAATCCCACCCAGCTTCGGATCACGGCCGGCGCCTTCATCCAGCGGGGGATCGTCATCGAGCTTCTGACCGACTTCCTCGTGGATCAGCCAGGCTTCGGCTTCCCCTGGACGATCTACGCCGACACGGGGGACGAGGCGTCCTCGACCCCCACCTTCATCGCCGTCGCCCCCTCCGGGTCCGAGCCGACCGGAGTGGTCATCTTGGGCACGACCGAGGACGGGGACACGTTCGTCCTCCCGAAGAAGATCTCGATCAAGGAGATCTGCAACACGATCCAGGACCTCGAAAACACCCAGCGGGTGAGGCGCAACTTCCTCTGCAACGCGGGGTTCGAGCTGATCAACCCCTTCAAGGGCTTGAGCTTCGTCTTCCCCGGCCCGGTGATGGACTGCTGGGAGGCCGACAATCTGACCGACAAGGCCTCGGGCTCCGTGCTCGCGGTGACGACCGACCCTCTTCAGACCCTTCGGGGAGGCGCTGCCATCCTCCTGGAATCGGAGAAGTACCTTGATCCGGGAGGCCTTCAGCCCGACCTGACCAGCCTGCCGGCGCGGGTCCGCTCGAACGCCCGGATCTACCAGTCGGTCGAGGGGTATCAGGACCTCGTCGGGGAGCCGCTCACCTTCGCGTGCTCGCTCCGTCTGCCGCCGGGCCACGCCGCCCAGTTGCATGACCTGGAGATCTCGATCTACGGGTCCGCGATCGGCACGCCCGGCTTCTCAGACACGCCTGTCGACAAGTTCAGCTTCGTCATCCCGGCCGCGACCCTGTCGCAGAACTACCAGAGGTTCTTCGTCCAGGGAACGATCGTGAACCTGAATGCCGGAGTCGTGACCGTGCCGCTTCCGGCCTTGCCGGGGATCACTGCCCGGGTCGCCTTCATCAACAGCGAACCCGACACGTTCCCGGTGGGAGAGATCGACAAGGTGTTGATCGACGACTGCGTGCTCTATCAGGGTGCGATCGACAACCCGTCGTTCTTCCCCATCCCCGCGGCCGTCGACTGGCTCCGTGCCGAGTCCACGTTCGAGGCGCAGAACTTCGAGAAGGCCGAGTTGGGGATGTCGACGGACCTCGACTACCTGTTGGCCGGCAAGGTGCCGTTCTCCAGCAAGAAGCGGGGGATCCCCACGGTGAGCACGGACGGCTTGGTCGTCAACGAGGACGGGTCGGCCTTTGCGACCAACAGCTCGGGCTCATACACTCCGGGCTTCATGGCCACCGGCAGGAACGAGTACCGTGGGCGGGTGGCAAAGCTGATCGCGGGCTTCCGTCCGGCACGCGTGGAAACCGTTGTGAGGGCGCAGAACTGATGCCACACGTACTGGTGGAGATCGACGGCGGCGGAGATCTCAAGCTGGCTTCGGAGATCAACGGCGCGATCATCACCGTCACGCCAGGGACCATCCCGTTCATCCACGAGCGCGAGGTGGAATTCGCCGTCTCCGCCGGCGGCGCGGCGGGGTCGAGCGTCGACATAGACATCACGGATCCATCAGCCCCCTCTTTCGTGGTCGGCGAGTTCGTTCAGATCAAAGAGGGGGCGCTCGAAGACTTCACGTCCATAGAGGTGATCGCGCCGGTCGGCGGCGGATCCAAGCTGACCCTCAAGACCCTGGCCAACACCTACACGACGGCCGCCAAGGTCTACAAGCTCAAGGTCTTCTTCGACCGGCTCCTGATCATCGACCCCACGCCGGGAGCGACGGAGGTCACGACGCTGTCGCTCTACGGAAGCCTGCGGGACCAGATGGCCTTCCGGGCCTCTTGGAACGCGATGACCCAGGACGAATTCGACTTCATGGTCGCAACAGGGTTTGGAGAGACTCTGGATCCGGGGACTCGGGCGGAGCAGATCAATCAGCTCGTCTGCGAGAAGCTGATGGTATCGCAAGTCCACGATCTCTACTGTGAAGAGATCGGGCTCAAGGGTCCCGGGTTTTTCACGCCGGACATCAATTTGGAAGATGGAGGTCCCTTCGTGAGTCATAGCTGCGCGACTTTTGAGGACCAGTTCGAGGACTTCAGCGGGACGGCGACATTCGACGAGTACATCTTCGAGATCCCGTTCGACACGTTCCTCACACGGGCGTCCATCTTCACGAACGTCTCGTCGGCCCTCGACGGCTACGTGACGATCACGAAGAACGACGTGACGCCGATCGTCGCCGCCGGGCCAGCGCCCCCGAACCGGAACCTGCCCGCGGTGACGGGACAGCTCAAGGGACTCGATTTGGCGAACGTGCCTGTGGTGAAGGGTGACAAGATCACGGTCCGGCTGAATCTGGTCAGCGCGAACGTGATTCAGCGGGCGAAGGTCGTCCTCGCCCACGCGCCGAGGCTCAAGAACCTGTAAGGGACAGAAATGCCGCACGGACCTTATGGCCAGGGGTCGTTCGAGGACCAGTTCGAGGAGTTCACTGGTCAGAACACGGTCGTCACGTACAGCTTCGAGGTGCCCTTCGACCTCGTTCTGGTGCGGGCTTCCGTGGGCACGAAGTCTGAGACGTCGGCTCTGGACGACGCCTACATCGCCGTCTCGAAGAACATCACGACCGACATCGTGCCGGCCGGGCCGTCGGGCAACCGGACGCTCCCGGTCAAGACGAACTTCCTCAAGGGCGTGGACCTCGCCAACATCAACTGCAAGAAGGGCGACAAGATCACCGTGTGCCTCTTCGTCGAGGCACTCAACACCGTGAAGCGAGCCAAGGTAGTCCTGGCTTACTGTTGTCTCCTGCAAAGGCTTGGATTACCGCCCGATTACGGGTATGGTTATGCTGGTCCGCATCCTTAACTCTGAAGGAGAATGCTGATGGGTGGCACGGTCTACGTGGTTGCGAATGGTCGGACGATCCGTCTGAACGACGCTCGGGTCTTCAATCCCGGCTCGAAGTTCACGGTGCATCCGGAGGGCGAGTTCCCGGGCCTTCCCGGAGTGAGGGACGTGAGAATGGGGGGCGACATCCAGGACCTCATCGAGCGGAAGTTCATCGTGACCGAGACCGAGCTGGTCAACGGGGCGAAGACCAGGAACAAGGAGCAACTGCAAAGGCAGGCGAAGGACGCGAGGGCGAAGGCCAACGCCGCGATCGCCGAAGCCGACGCGAAGGAGAAGGCGGCCGCCGACGCAGAAGGCGCCGCTGCCCCACCACCGCCCGCGCCGGCCCCGCAGACCAAGCCTCCGGCCAAGCCTCCGACCGAGACCAAGACCTCCACCCCAAAGGGAGGCAAGAAAGACAAGCCCGCGGCCGAGAAGCCGCCGGCGGAAGGCGGCGCGGACCCCTCTTTCGAGGAGACGCCGAGCGAAGTCGCTCCGGCAGGAGGGTCGAAGTAACGTCCCTGTTTGATTTTCAAGGCTTTACGAGGAGGAAACCATGGCAGGCGTAGTGGCAACAGTCGCAGCGGGACGCACGGTTCGTCTGACGGACGGCCGCACGTTCGCCCCCACGAAGACCTTCACGGTCTACTCCGGCGCGGAGCTCCCGGTTCCTCCGGGCGCGTCCGACGTCGAGATGAGCCAGGAGATCACGGATCTCAAGACGGCCGGGTACATCACGAGTGCCGCGTTGCCGGTGCAGATCCCGGGCGCCGCCGCGTCCTCGCTGGACAAGGATCCGTACCTCCAGGAGGTCCGGAGCCGCCAGGATCTCAACGTGATCGCCCTCGGATGCTACACGGTCGGCGGCCACAGGGAACCAGCGCAGGGCGCTTCGGTCACCGTCAAGATGTGCTTCGAGATCCCGTTCGACGGGTTCCTCGTCCGGTACGCTGCGTGCGCGCAGACCGTGACGGGTGCGCCGGTCATGGCGCTGGAGCATGCCGGAGGCGCGGTCGCCCCGGCGAGCGCTCCGTTCGTCTCCTCTGGCGTGCCGGTCGGTGTCGACCTCACGGTGCCGAAGCCCGTGGTCAAGGGCGACAAGATCGAATTCCTCCTGACCACCGCGGTCGCCGAGGATCTGGTCGATGTCGGCGTGGTGGCCTCCCTGCTCTGCAAGCAGGTGCTTCACCAGACGGTGCCGGCCGATGCGGTCGTCGCGCTGGACACGGAAGCCAGCGGCGGGCCGGTGGTCCGAGGAGCGAAAACCTTCAACCCGATCCCGTAATCGGAGTAGACGATGCCGAAGGGGACGGTCACCGAGCACAAGGACGGTACGGTCAAACTTACCGTGCCGTTCGACGTGGCGATCACGAACTACAGGTTCTTCTCGTCCGAGGACGGGGCGGGACCTGCGGAGCGTATGGTGTTGCGAAAGACGGTCGCCAACCCGGGGGAATCCCCCCCGGGTTTGGCGTCCTTCACGCTCACCGACGGCGACCTTGGAATCCGTCCTGATCGTGGATCTCACATCAGGATCGGCACGGACACTGGCGGGGTCTTTTCATCGAAGTTCGCGGAACCGCTGACGTTCATCGCGGAAGCCGACAACGGCAAGACGATCCGGGCAGAGACCGCCGCGGCCAACATGGACGGGACGGTGGGCAAGGGTCTCTTCGACTTCCAGCAACGTGAGCGGACGAAGATCCTTCGCGCCACCGGAAAGTTCAGCGTGGCCTCCGACTACACTCTCACGATCAAGGACGCGGCGGGGAAGGTGTCGAACATCTCCTCCGGAACCGCCGCACTGGGGTTCTCTGTTCCCGAGTTCTTCCTTGAACCAGGGGAGAAGCTGGAGTTGGTGACCGTCACCGCCGGGACTCATGAGGCAGAGGTCACACGGGAATGAACCAGCTTCGCGACCAACTCGGCGGCATGAAGGGCTATCTGGCGATCTACGATCTCATCGCCGGAGGTGGCGATCGAGACAAGCTGAGCTATCCGCACTGCAAGCCCATCAAGGGCAAGCTGCTTCACGGCGACCCGAACATCATCACCACGCTCGGCCGGGAGCGGGTGGCCGAACTGGTCACCGGCCTGTCCACCGACTTCGTCGACCAGCTCGCGATCGGCGACGGCGGGGCGCCGCAGAGCGACCTCCTGATCCCGATCGTGCCGGTGCTGTCGAACACGGCCCTGGCGCATGAACTGAAGCGCACGACGATCGTGAACGCGGCCGTCGTCGGGCAGACGCTCACGTTCACCGCGACCTTCCTTACGGCGAGCCTGAGTCCAATCGACTTCATCGACAGCAACAACAAAGTGATCAACGAGGCGGGGTTGTTCTGCAAGGACAACGTCCTCTTCGCAAGAAAGACCTTCCCATCGATCCCGTTCGCGCCAGCTGACCGGATCGGGGTCATCGCGGAGTGGTCCCTTGAGGTTCTGTAAATGGGGATCCGTGTCGTTGGACCTGCGGAAACACTCACGACGATTGCCGCGGCGCTCGCCGAGGTAGCCGCCCTCACCCAGCCCCTCACCGAATTCCAGCAGATCGAGGTCAAGGAGGGGATCGCGCTCGCCGACGTCACGATCCCCTCCGGGATCATCCCCACGCTCGCGAACCCGCTCCATCTCATCAACCACGAGCTGGACCGGCCTGTGGTCGACGATGTGACGATCGACAAGCCGCACCTCAAGTTCACCGGCTTCGAGATCAAGGGTGAGACGGCTGGGGGCGAAGACGGCCAGCTATTCAGCGAGAACCTTTGCCGGGGCAAGGTGGAGTTCATCGGAGACGGGTCGACTCCCTGGGCACTCAAGATCTACAACAACGCGATCTTCGCGAAGGGCAAGGACGGCCTTTTGATCAAGGACATCCCCGGGGCCGTCCGGGCGATGTTCAACACCGTCCTCGGGCGCTCAGCCACGTCCGTAACGGCCTACGGCCTGAACATCGAGAACTCGGACGTGGAGGCGAGGTTCAACATCCTCGCCGCAATCGGGACGCCCTTCGCCAAGGCCATCCGGATCAAGAACACGGCCAGCTCGTTCCTGACGATCGAGCGGAACATGTACGGGCTCTTCGAGTCGGCCACGCTCGGGACTTTCGAGGACGGGACGGGCGTGACGGAAGCGACCACCTTCACGGGGTGGCAGGCGGCCAGCGGAGAGGACACGACCTCAATCTTCCAGGACCCTGAGTTCAAGTGCCTCAACGAGGACTTCGGGATCGATCTGGACGTCTCGAACACGTCGCCAGCGATCGCTCAGGGCGAATACGACCCGGACATCCAGATCGACATCGACAAGACTCGCCGGCCCACGCTCCTCGGCGGCCCCAACCAGTCCACGACGCTGGGGGCCTACGAGGAGGCTCAGATCATCACGCTGAACGGGATCACGAGAGTTCTGGAGCTGATCGGCGGGCTCAGCTCGGACGCGATCACCAAGGTCGGCGTGGGAGAGATCGGGACGATCTCGGCCATCGAGTATCTCCGCCCCGAGACTCCGAAGCAGGACGAGATCGATCTCCGCTCCAAGATCTTCACCCGAGACATCGCCGAACTGTCGGTGGACGGGGTCATCGCCAAGTTCAAGTGCATCCTCGGGCCATCGCCTGACATGACGGAGGCGCTTCTGGACGCGCGGATCAACGAGATGCGGGAGGTCGGCCTCTTCGCCACCGATGGCGTGCTCTTCATGCGCCGGACGCTCTACAGGCTCCCATTCGATCCCCTGTCGGTCCTGGAGGCGACGTTCACCTTCGGGGTCTCCGTCGGGCCGTGCGAGGAGATCGAGGCCGTGGTCGGACCGGAGCTCACCGTGACGGCGGAGGTGGTGTAGGATGGCCAACCTCGGCACGTTCAAGGAATCGACCGACAGCGCGCTCATCCGGGTCAAGGGGAGCATCCAGCTCGCGCCAGCCACGGTGGCCGTTCAGGTGCGCTTCGACGGGGGCGAGACGGTGGACCTTCCGTTGGTCGCCGATGCCGACACCGACGGGATCCCGACCAACGAGTTCAAGAACGACCCGCCGCTCGCCTTGGCCGGTCACAATCCAGGATTCGCAACGGTGAAGACGTCGGCGAAGGACACGCTGGACAGGCTTGGGCAGAGGATCGACACGATCAAGATCACTTCGGAGTACGGACGAAACTACGGGCGCGATTACGGGAACGGAATGTAGATGCCTGACACACCGACCGCTGGACACGGATTGGCGCGTCCCCTCGATGGGGAGAATCCGGGCGCCGCCGTACTGAATTCCAACTGGGACAAGATCGATGTTCTCCTGGTCGGGAAGGGGATCACCTTTCCATCTTCGTATCCCGTAGGCGGCCTGTTCCTCCGCGAGGATCAGAGCAAGCTCTACCAGAACACAGGCACGCTCGGCACGCCTGCCTGGACCGTCCGGCTTTCCGATGCGGCCGCCGGCCCCCCGGCCGCTCACGGCCCATCGCATGAGGACGGCGGAACGGACGAGTTCAACGTGGACGGGCTTGCTGGAACGCTCGCCCAGGCTCAGATCCCGGCGGCACACGCGCATGATCCAGCGGAAATCTCACCCCAAGGGCACACCTCTGGTCTCGACGCGGATGCGGTGGATGGGATTGAGGGCGCAGAGTTAATCCAGAGGGATGGGTCTGTACCCTTCACCGAAAACCAGTCGATGGGCGGCAAGAGGCTCACCGACCTTCCAGCGTCCGTTGACCCGAACGATGCGGTCCGGAAGGCTGAACTCAGCTTGTCGAATCCTCCAGTCGGGCATTCGTTCCACGGACGCCTGTCATTCGTTTCCACGACGTTCCTCACGGTGGGGACGGCTGGCAAGAAATCCGGGTTCCGTGACAGCACGGATTCGCAGGACATCGAATTCACCGGGACGCTGTCGATCGACGCCACGACAGTCGGCGCCGGCGGCCTCGACGCGGGAGCGCTCGCGCCGAGCCTTCATTACGCGGTCTTCGTGATAGCGGATTCCAACGGGGTGAACCCGGTCAAGGCCCTGATGTCCACGTCATTCGCAAGTCCGACTCTTCCGACGGGATACGACAGGTTCAGGCGCGTGGGCGTGGCGCGGACGAACGCAGGATCCGCCCTTCTGAAGTTCCAGCAGAGCGGGAATGGGAACGATCGGACCTACCAGTACATCGAAGCGCAGTCAGTGATTCAGGTGGTTGCCGGTGCCGGGGCCACGTCCTGGACGGGGCTTCCGCTCTCCAGCCTGATTCCATCGACGTCTCAAATGGCCATGCTGGCCGTGACCCTCGCCGCCAAGGCTGCGGGGACAAGGTCGATTCGGTTCCGTCCGACGGGAACCACCGTGGCCGAGATCGATTCGCCTTGGGATCTTCAGACTCCGCGCGCGGGCGCCGACAGCGACCACCAGTTCCCTCCGTTCCTGATGCCGACCGATCCTTCTCAGAGCGTCGACTATGCTCAGGACGTTGCAGACGCAAGCGGTGATGTTTACGTTGTAGGATTTGTGGACGAGATATAATGCCAAATGGATGGACGGACACCGCTACGGGAAAACTCAAGCGTTGGGGTTTTTGCGACATGGCCCAAGAGGGCAACCCCAGCAGCGAGACGTACCGGCGAGATGTCCCTGAAGGCGCGTCAATCTGCGGAAAGCAGAAGCACTATCACGTTTCCCAGGGGGCTGACGGAGCACCGTGGGCAGTTCACACCGATGGCGGAAGCGGTTCCTTTGGCGATGAGAATATCCACTTCATCGCCCGGAAGGGGAAGCGCAAGACCAAGGAGCAGTGGTTCAGCGGCAAGAACCAAGACGGGACGTTCGCTGGCTTGGTGCGGGAGATCATCTACACCCACACCAGGAGAAGGCTCGTCTCGGAAGAGCACCGCGTCTACTACGACAACGGCGTGCTGGCGATCGCGGTGAGGTACGATTACTTCAAGCAGGGCAGGAACATCGTAATTGAGAAGGTCGTGTTGCTATGAGAGAAACTGGTATTCCTGAGTCTGGATCCGTATCCCTTGACTTCGCCCGCGCAACGGCAGGCAAGTCACGGCTGGATGGCTTCAAGTTCCAGGACATCCCTGTCGGGAAGCGAGGGACACTCGACATCGTAGTTCCGCTCAAGACAGGCTGGGATCTTCTGGCAGGGTTTTCCTACGACCAGAACGCAAGTCCAGATGACCAGTTCTGGGTTGAGGTCAATCCGAACTTCGATGTCAATGGTCTCTTCACGTCCAAAGGCGCACCTGGAATCGGCCTCGTGGGAGCGACCGCTGCGGAAGGGTCGACGACGATCAAGTTGTCCACCGGAACCGGGGTCTTGATGCGGGACAACAGGCTTCTCGATGAAGGCTATTGGGTGCGGTTCAAGGCCGCGCCGGCCGACGTCGATGCGGCCGCCTATGAAGGCGAACTCTACGAGATCGCCGACTTCGATGCGGAGGCCGACACGATCACGCTGGTCGATCCCCTTCGCTCCGGAGGCTCTCTCGCACTCAACGACAAGGTCTACATCACGCGCCGAAGCGCCAAAGGTGCCTACGTGTTCCCCGGCCAGGTCATGGTGGTCGGAGAGTACGCACCGGGGTCGGCCAACGTGCCTCAGAAAGTCAAGATCCGGATGATCTACAAGAACTCGGGAAGCGCGGCGATCGCGCCCCGATTCAACGTCGCCTACATGCGGGGCCGCGTAATCAATGGGGGAGAGGAGATAGAGCCGCAGTAGCGAGAGGACTGGAACCGGAAGCATAATTGGCTACAATGAGCACGGGTAAATCCTGATGGGATACGTCTTCGACGATGTGAGCGGCAGGATCGCGTCGATCTTCCTTCAGACGACGCCGACGCCTCCGTCCGGATTCACGTTCACCACCGACGCGATCGCGAACGAGGACATCATCGACTCTAAGCGCGACATCGGCGGCGGGGTGATAAAGAAAAGGGACGGCCTCAAGCTCGTCGGCCTCAAAGCCGTTCCGGCCACCGGCGTCGGCCCGATCGCGGTCCAGAAGTTCGACGGGACCACGCTCTTCGATCTCACGGGGGCCGGAGACAACGATCCGATCTGCTTCGCGATCGACAACAAGGACGCCTTCCTGGAGACGAAGGAGAGCGACCTCGTCAACGGCGCGGACTCCGTGCGGGTGGCGGCGCCGGCCCTTCCGGGATCCACGCGATTCCTTGTCTTCTCCGAAGGACTTCAACTTCTTGACGACGAGGTCTTGTTCACATAATGGCTTTCAACAGAAATCGCCTCTACGTCCCCACGCGAAAGGACCGCATCGTGCGGTTCGATCTCGCGAGCCCAGCGGTCCCGGTAGCGTTGGCCGATCTGGTTTTGGGTCTGGGCGTAGAGGTCGGGAGCCTTGCGCTCCTTTCAAACGGAGATATCGTTCTCGGCGACGTGAAAGCGGGACGGCTTGTCCGGATAGATCCCACCGGCACCGTGGCGTGGAACATCGACGCCCGGGATTCCACCGAGGTCATCCGACAGGTCCACGTCGACAAGGGCGACAACGTCTGGGTCGGCTTCGACGGAGGCTTGGTGGCCAAGTTCACGGGGGCCACCGGAGCTCTCCTGACCCGTGTGGCCGACACACAGAACTCGGTCCTCCAGTCGTCCGACGAGACGTTCGTCCTGACGTACGACGACACCGTCGGCCGGGTCGTTCTGATCGACATCGGTAGTGCCACGATCTTCAAGGACTTCAGGATCGACACCGATCTGAGCAGCGACCACACCCCCGTCCCGGTCAAGCAGATCGGGATGCGGGCGAGCAAGTTCTTCATCCCGGTGAAGAAGGTCTCGACCCAGAAGTACGAGATCATGGAGATTTCGACGGACACGCTCCTTCAGATGCTCCCCCTGTCCTGGCCGAAGCCGATCACCGGGACGTTGATCGACGCCAGCGGGATCATCTTCGCGATGGACGAGTTCTCCACCGTCTTCAAGTTCCTCTCCAACAGCTCGCTCTTCGCGATCTACAACCTCCAGGCTCAGGGCCGCTTGGACGCGATGGCGATCGAGGATTCCGCCGCCATCCTGTACGTGACGAGTGACGACCTCCTCGGCGAGGGCAGGGTCCACGCTCTCGACCCCGCGACCGGGGTGGCGACCTTCAACGCCTACACGCCCGCTGGTGAGCATGACGGCGGGGATCTGACCGGCTACCAGCGGGCGATCATCATTGCCGAGCCCGACGTTCCTCTGACGCCGCCCGTGGTGTCGGCGCCGAGCATCACCGGCTTCGACATCCCCAGCCAGGCGTTGACGCGGATCACCGGCCTGCCAGGAGCCGTCTCGGGGGCGGTCACCGTGACCTCGACCTTGGGCACCGTGCCGGTCGAAGCCGACGGATCGTTCCATCTGAGCGGCGCGGCGATCGGGCCGGGGCCGCACACGATCACCTTCACCGGGCCGGGTGGGGCGACGCCGCTGATCGTGACCGTCGTGGCCTTCACCCCCAGCGCGACAGGCGGGGGGTTCCAGGGCACGAAGTTCGGGACGGACGGCGGCTTCATCAAGCTCTTCCTGACCGCGGCCGGCGCGCCCCTGACCACGGGGACGCACCACATCCGGATCAAGGAGAACAACTCGGGCTTCTACTGGAACGGGGCGACCTTGGTCGCGTCGGACGGCCTGTTCATCACCCTGGCCCACGACGAGAAGGGGATCTGGATCCACAACTTCACGCTCGGCGCGGGATTGCCGCCGGGGGACTACACGATCTTCTTCGAGGAAGGCACGCTCTTCCTCAACGACGAGGCCCTGATCACCACCGAAAAGCAGGAGATCGCCGAGACCCTCTCGGAGGTAAAAAAATTGTCGGCTCCCGCCGCGCCGTTCCTGGAGCCGGCGAACCTGCTCACGGACCCCAAGACGATCGGCGGCTTCCTGTTCCACAACCTGGCGCGGATCCAGTTCCACCTCAACGCCCTGAGCTTCAAGGCCCAGCTCCTCTTCCCGAAGATCATCGAAGGCGTGGCCGCCCTCATCTCCCGGACGTTCATCAAGAAGGGGGACACCCCGCTGATCGAGTTCTCCCTTCTGGATGCCGCCACCGGGGAACCGAAGGATCTGACGGGCCACACCGTGAAGTTCCGCGCGCGGACGCAGGTCGGCGGCCTGCTCATCTTCGGTCGGACGCTCGAACTGATCGACGCGCCGAACGGGAAGGCCAGCGTGCGCCTCGACCCGGCAGACACGGACACGGCCGGCGCGTTTGTCGCGGAAGTCGAAACCGTTGCGCCCGATGCCGTGACGCTGTCGACCGAGACCTTCAGCTTCACGATCACTCCCGACCTCACCTGATCAGGTACTTCTGAATTCTCTATTCTCTGGCTCAATGCTCTTTCTCTCCAAGGCCTAGCGCCTGCGGTTAGAGCCGATCCTCCGACTCTTCTTCCTGAAAATCGTATCCGCCACCATCCCCCACGGGACTGTCGTCAGAATCCCAATCAGCACGTTGACGGTTACGAGAAAAACTGTGCGTCCTCGGCTTCTCGCCATTCATCCCTCCGTTCCGAAGAACCTTGACAATCTTCATCATGAAGTCCTCCCCGAACGAGGAGAACTTGTCCTCTGCCTTGGAAAAGAAGTACCCCGCCGTTGCTCCTGCGAGGAACGCCCCAAGGTTGAAGATCATCACCCAGGCCTTCTTCGGCTTTCGGGATTCGACCGCACGGTCTTTCTTGCGCGAGGTCTTGCCCTGTACTGCTGTTCTGCTACTCAGTGTCATCACCCCTTTACAAATACGAGTCCATAAAGAAAGAGCCGGGGAGGACCACCCTCCCCGACTCCAAGCGGTGCTTGCTAGGGCGTGGACGTCGCCGCAGCGGCCGCGGCGGTCGCAGGCCGCCTGCGCCTGGGCGCCGGCGCGGGCGCGGGCTTGCTCGCGGGCTTCTTGCTGGCAGGCTTCTTGCCGGCGGGCTTCTTCTTCCGGCGGGGCTTGGGCTCGTCCTCCCCGCAGAAGTAGTAGAGCCCGGCCGCCACGAGCCCTGCCACCGCAGCCCCGGCACCTCCGACCAACCACCAGGTTTTCTGATCCATTGGACACCTCCAAAAAGGGAAAGAGATATCTCCACCTACAGGTCTTATACCGGAATTTCTGCGGTCAACTATCAACAGGGGGGGGCTTTGTGATAGGATGTGGAGGATCGTTTTCCGGAGGGAGAATCATGCTCAAGCCCGGACACGTACTCGACATCTACGATGATGCTCAAGGGCAGCACCTCGCAGACGGCACGCTCTTGAAGAAGTATGGCGAGCTGAGGGTCGATACCCCCGCCGAGCTGGCCAAGCTCCCTGACACCGAATTCGCGCTCGTCGTCTTCTCCAAGACGGGCGAGAAGCATCGGAAGTTCCCGTTCCACCATCCCGAGGCGCTGGCCATGTCCCTCCACTACTTCGAGAAGGTGGCGGGGGATCTGCATCCCAAGGCCAGGACGATCGCGGCTTCCCGGCTCCATTCCGCCCACCTGCGGTTCGGCGCGGAGCCGACGGAGGAGATCAGCAAGCTCGCCAGCGCCGACGTCGTCGGGCCGTACTTCAACGTGGCCGAGGATCGGGAGGACAACCGTGTGTTCCTGCGGCCGGACGATCTGGCCGCTGCGGCGGAGCCCACCAAGTACGCGGTCAAGCGCGTCAGCGTGGATGGCTCGATCCTGGAAGCCTTCCCGATCACCGATGCCGTCCAGACTCAGGCGTCGGTGGTCGAGTTCAAGAAGGTTGCGTACGAGCTTCCAGCCCACGACCGCTACGGGACGGCGCTCACGTTGCAAGCCAGCCTCCGGCAGTTCGGCGTGCCGAAGGATGACGGGCTGGCCAAGCTCGCCTCGTTCGATCCGAACCCCGCCTTCGAGGCGCACGTGGCCGCCCGGATGGAAGCCTTGACCGATGATGGGGAGAAGAAGGTCCTGTCCGACCTCGTCAAGCTCGCCGAGAAACTGCCTGCCCCTCACATGGCGCGGGCGCTGGAGGACTTCGACCGCAAGACCGGCCTCCACCACTACTGGGATCAGCGGATCCGCAATCCGTGGGACTCCTGCTACCAGCAGAAGACGGCGGGGATCAAGCAGGACGACAAGACGATCACGAAGGAGGCTCTCGTTTCCCTGATCGACTCGGGGAAGCTCAAGGGCATCTTCAAAGAGTCCACCCTCAAGGATTTTCGCAAGGCTCCGGTGGAAGTATTCCAGAGCCTTCCGACGCCGACGAAGAACACCATCGCGGGCATGATTGCCTGATCGGGGAGGGCCATGCCGAAGGACCTCTTCGCGCCCGGAATCTACGACCCCAAGCGCTCCGAGGTTATCCCGACCGTCACGAAGCCGGAGCGTTGGAAGAGCGTGATCCATCAGCACAAGGCGTTCAAGGCAGGGCCTCACTTCGATCTCCGGCTCTTGGAGCCCGGGACCGACAATCTGCATAGCTGGGCGCTCAGGAAGCTCCCAAAGCCAGGCGAGAAGGCGCTGGCCGTTCTCCAGCCCACCCACAGCGCGGACTACATCGGGTTCAAGGGCGTGATCCCCAAGGGCTATGGTGCCGGGTCGGTGGGGATCCACTCGAAGAAAAGCGTCAAGGTCATCAAGGCCGAGCCGGGGAAGATCAGCTTCGAGCGGGGGAAGGAACTCTTCACGCTCGTCAAGACCAAGCCGAAGGGGAAGCGGGACAAGGACTGGTTGCTGATCAACAGGACCAAGCAGGCTTCGGCCGGCGGCGGCGGTGGCATTGGATCGAGCGGAGGAATCGTCGCTCTGCTCTTCACGAATCTCCTGCGTGGGACGAAGCTCTCGAAGATCGTGAAAGGAAAGAAGGGCTGATGGCTGGTCAGGTCGAAGACTTCGATCCCTCAACGGAATTCGACTTCCTGAAGAAGTCAGTGGCACTCCCCAAGTCGGGTGCTTCGGAATTCAAGTCCGAAGGCGTCCAAGCCGTCAATCTCCAGGAGGAGCTGACCAAGGAGGCGCAGGGTCCCGGTGCCGCTCCTCTTCGTGACTTGGACGATGCCGACAGCGATCTGCCGCCTGCCGACCTCCCGATTGCGGCGCCGGCCGCGAAGGCCGCGCCCGTTGCTGTGGTCAAGGCGAAGCCTCCCGAACGCGCCAAGGAATCCTCCTTCTTCTCCACCTCGCGTTCGACACCGATTGAGCTGGACCGCACGCTGATCGACAAGTACGGCGTGGAGTGGCTCGACTGGGAGCCGGAGACGATCACGCAGTCGATCCGGCAGGACTGGAACACCCAGATCAGCCGGATCAACATGGACAAGATCATGGCCTCGAAGCTCCTCCACGTCTCCGACGAGTTCTGGAGACACTGGGAGGTATTCCAGAAGGTTGTCCTGTCCTTCAACAACATCACCCCGCTTTTCGATCGCGTCCAGGAGGTGACGGTCGCTCAGATCGTACACGCCCTCAACCAAGTGGGGGAGATCCGCAAAGAGGAGTTCCAGGACGAGGTCCTCTACTACATCGCCACTATGGCCAAAGAGGAAGGGTTCATCTGGTTGCCCTCCCCATTGGAGCCAGCCCAGAAGCACCTCGACGAACTCAATCCTCCCGAGGCGGCCACGCTCAAGGCCGAGATCCGGGAGCGGTGGGAATCCTTGGACGGCGGCGATCTACGCAAGATGGAGTTTCAGGAGGACCTCTACGGCGTTCATCTCGCCAAGCTGGCCTCCATCGACCTCTACCTCGACGGAATGTCCGCGCCGGAGAACGAGGAGGATGTTTGATGAATCCTCTCCTGGCTTCGTTCGTTGACGAAGCCTGCAAGCCCATGCCCGCTGAGGCGATCTTCAAGGAGGCGGTTCGCAAGGAACTGCGTGCTCTTCGGAAGCTCAAGGGCGTGTGGAAGAAGATCCCTCCTGCCGGGAAGGCGGGCGTCGGTGCGGCGGCTGGAGGTCTGGGGTACATGGGGGCCACTGGCCGTCTCCAAGAGCACTTCTTCGGGAAGATGACCGAGGGCGTCGAACTCGCCACGGCCGACGAGCCGATTCCGATCGCGAAGGACAGCCGTGGCACCGAGATCCTCAAGTGGATCAAGAGGTTCAAGAAGGACCACCCCGAAGTGAAGGACGTGCCCGTCTACGTCTCCGGCCGCGTGGAAACGAGCCAGTACATCACCGATGCCGCGTTCAAGCTCCCGGGCAGCGCGGAAGGGCTGAAGGAGGAGTACAAGATCACCAAGCCGGGGATCTACCTCCGTGAGATGTCCGCGCCGATCGCGCTTCACGAGCTGGGCCACGTCGCGCTGGACAGGAAGGTCCCGGGGATCTCGCTCCTCACCCACGGTGCATCGCTCGCGGCCCTCCCCCTCCTGGCCAGCGTCATCTTCCGCAAGCCCGTCAAGAAGGCGGGGTTCATCGAGCGATTTGCCCCCGCAATCTCGGCGGCGCTACAGCTACCTCTTCTTGCCGAAGAGGCGGGAGCAAGTATAATTGCTGAGAAGACGCTTCGTGAGCGGGGGGAGACGGGGAAGAAACGTCTTCTCCCGGCCTGGCTTACTTACGCGGTCGCCGCCGGAACGCTTCCGACAGCGACAGCCGCAGCCACGTTCTTGAAGAGGCTCTGATATGCCGGTAAGTGGAGTCCCTGGAGACACGTCATTCGGCGGTGGAAGCCGGGCAACAGGGCGCGCGCAGTTCTACCCATCGCCCTTCTTCGACATCGCTGGCACCTATTTCCCCGAGACCCCGAAGGCGCTCTTCCGGTTCTGCCGGTACTACTACTACACGATCGGGATCATCGGGGCCGCGGTCGACGTCCACGCCGCCTACCCGGTGACTGGACTGGCGATCGACAGCGACGACGAGGATCTGAGCAAGAAGTGGGACCAGATCCTCAACAAGCGCTTCAAGATCACGGCCTTCCTCGTCGAGGCGGGCAAGGACTACGTCACGTACGGCAACTGCTTCATCTCGATCTACATCCCCCAGAAGCGGTATCTCGTCTGCCCGAACTGCAAGACGAATCATCCGATCGACACGGTCTCCTATGAGTTCAAGGCGTTCCGCTTCCAAGGGGCGTGCAAGAAGTGTGGCAATCACGTCCGTTACGAAGTGAAGGACGAGCCGACGAAGGACATCAATCAGGTGAACCTCGTCCGGTGGTCGCCCGAGAACATCGACATCGAGTACAACCCGATCACAGGCGAGCACCGCTACAAGTATGCGATCCCGAACGAGATCAAGAGGTTGGTCACCTTGGGCCGGCGGCACATCATCGAGACGATGCCGGTTTCTTTCTTGGAAGCGATCCGGGACAACCTCAACGTCGAGTTCAACCCCAAGAACCTGTTCCACCTGAAGCGCCCCTCTCTGGCCGAGAAGAACATGGGCTGGGGCGAACCAGCGATGATCCGGAACCTCAAGGATCTCTACTACCTCCAGATCCTCAAGAAGGCGCGCGAGCAGGTCGCCCATCAGCACATCGTTCCGCTCTGGGTGATCTTCCCCCAGCCGCACGGGGAGTTGAATCCCTACGAGCATCTCAACCTCGCGGAGTGGCGCGGCCGGATGGAGAATGAACTCAAGCAGTGGCGGCAAGATCCAAACTACATCCCGATCATGCCGATGCCCGTGGGATTCCAGTTCATCGGAGGCTCGTTCAAAAATCTGGACACGACCCCGGAGACGCAGAACCTCCTCCTGAACATCCTCGCCGGGATGAACATGCCGCAGGAGTTCGTGTACGGCGGCCTCCAGTACTCGGGGACCAGCTTCTCGATCCGGATGCTGTCGAACCTCTTCAGCACGTATCGCGGCCAGTTGAGCGAGTTCCTCAACGGCTTCTTCATCCCGCGGCTCTCCGAGGTCTTCTCGATCGAGCCTGTGCAGACGCACTTCACCGATCTCAAGCTCGCAGACGACGTGCAGAAGAAGCAGGTCCTCCTCGCCCTCAATCAGCAGAACAAGCTCTCGACCGGAACCCTGCTGTCGGAGATGGATCTCGACGCCAGCATGGAGATGAAGAAGATCAAGGACGAGCTGGAGGAGCAGGGCGAGATCCTGGGCAAGCAGATGGTCACCCAGGAGAAGGCGAAGGCCGAGGCGTTGCTCGCCAACATCCGGGGCCAGATCAAGGCGAGGCTCATGGAGCAGCCGATCGCCCAGGAAGTGGCCGACGAACTCAACACCAAGGTCATCCTCGACAACCCCGACCGGCCGTTCAAGATCAACCATCAGCTCTGGCAGCACATCTTCCAAGGTGGCGGGGAGGGCGCGTCCTCCGATGGCGGGCAACCCTTCTTCCAGCTCTCCCCCGCAGACATCCCGGCGACGGTGAAGTCGCTGGCGAAGTCCATCCAGGGCAACAACGAGAAGCGCAGGAAGGAAATCCTTTCGGAACTTCAGGCCTCGATGCCGATCATGCACGACCTCGTCTCGAATGAGTTGGCCGCGCAACCCGGACAGGGCGGGAATGGGTCGTCGAACAAGGAAGTCCTGCCGCGCCCGCGCGGAGCAAATACAGCGACGAGCACCAAGGGAACGACGGCCGACATGCGCCCGCTCCCGCCCAAGAACCCGCCCCGCAGGAAAGGTAGCAATTAACCAGGACCGATGGCCGACCTCTTCGACACCGACGAGCAGTTTGAGAACATCAAGGGGAGTCTGTCCAGAGCGGTCAAGCAGGCCCTCGCCGTCGAGGGAAAGAAGCATCGCCTGGTCGTCCGCAAGGTCGAGGTGAAGGACACGCTCGACGCCAGCGACATCAAGAGCCAGCTCGACGCGAAGATGAACCAGAAGACGTGGGGTGTGCCGCTCCATGCGGATCTGGAACTTCAGGACGTGGCGACCGGAGATACGGTCGATCGCCAGCGGGTCAAGCTCCTGGACATCCCCAAGCTCACGCCGCGGTATAGCTTCATCGTCAACGGCTCGGAGTTCCAGATCTCCAACCAGCTCCGCCTCAAGCCCGGCGCCTACATCCGCAAGCGCAGGACCGGAGAGACCGAAGCGTTCGTCAATCTGGAGCGCGGCCGCAACTTCAGGATCGAGCTCCGGCCCAAGAGGGGGCAGGTGATGGCCGAGATCGGTTCGGCCAACGTGAACGTCTACAGCCTGTTCCACATCCTCGGCCTCAAGGACAAGGAGATCCAGGACACGCTGGGCACGGATCTCCACTCCTCGATCGTCACGCCGAACGTGGATGTGGACATCCTAAAACTCAACAACTCCCTGTTCCGCGACAAGGAGACGAACGTCGAGAAGGCCCTCGGCAACCTGCGAGCCTACTTCAAGGAGACGAAGATCAGCCCGGAGACGACGGAGGCGACGCTGGGCCGGAGCTTCACGAGCGTCAATGGAGACATGCTCCTGCGGACTGTGAAGAAGCTCGTCGCGGTCAACCGAGGAGAAGCCGAACCGGACAACCGCGACGAGGTCCGCTACAAGAAGCTGTTCACCCCCGACGACCTCTTGGAGCAACGCATCTCGAAGAACGTGCGGCTCATCCAGTCCAGGATCCGCCAGAGGCTCGATTCAGCGACCGAGGTCCGCGATGCCGTTCATCCACCCCAGATCTCGAAGCTTGTCTACGCCGGCCGTGGCGAGAACGCCGAAGGCAGTTTCTACAACTCCAGCTCGCTGTCGACTAGCCCCGATCAGACCAACCCTGTGGACTTCCTGTCCGGGTTCACGAAGGTCACGTACCTCGGCGAGGGCGGGATCCTGGACCGCCACGCGATTACCCTTCCCAGCAGGAACATCAACCCCACCCAGATCGGATTCCTCGATCCCGTCCATACCCCTGAGAACGCGGATATCGGCGTGGTCAACCACCTTCCGCTCGGGGTCGTCAAGCGGAAGGGGGAGATGAAGACGCGGGTCCAGGACCGCCAGGGCAAGATGACGCATCTCAGTTCACACGATGCCTTTGGCCAGACGATCGCGTTGCCGGGGGAGATTGACGACAAATGGAAGTCGCTGAAGGCTGAGCGCGTCACGGCCTACCGCGCCGGCAAGGTCGTTCAGGTGGACCCGAGCGAGGTGACTCATCGGTTCACTGACCCCGCTGACCTTTTCGGGGTGAGCACGAACCTCATCCCCTTCATGTCCGCAAACTCCGGTGCCCGCGCAATGATGGGCGCCAAGATGCTTCCCCAAGCCCTTCCGCTTGTGGAGCGTGAGGCTCCTCTGGTCCAAGCGCGGCTTCGAGGTGATGTCAGCGCGGACCAAGCCGTCGGCTCGGAGTTCTCCCTCCATAGCCCCGTCTCCGGCAAGGTCGTCTCGGCTGAGGACGGCGTCTTGAAGATCGAGGATTCTGAGGGGGACGTCCACGACATCCAGTACTACGAGAACTTCCCCCTCAACGGGGACGTGGGGATCACGTCAGAAATCCTTGTCGCCGCGGGAGACAAGGTGAAGAAGGGCCAGTTGGTCGCCGACACGAACTTCACGCGGGACGGATCGCTGGCCCTCGGCAAGAATCTGAGGGTGGCATATCTGCCCTACAAAGGTTTAACTTTCGAGGACGGGATCGCGATCAGCGAAACGGCCTCGCGTAAGATGACCTCAGAGCACCTTCACCGCCGCGAGTCACCGCGGATCCGCTCGGGGGGCGTGGGGACGATCTACGACCGGAAGAAGTTCAGCGCCTACTACCCCACGGTGTTCGACCGCGAGCAGCTTGAGAAGCTGGACGATCAGGGCGTCATTCAGGTAGGCCAGACCGTTCGGCCGGGAGATCCGATCATCGCCTACATGCAGGAGAAGCAGATCACCCCCGAGGACGTGGCGATGGGCAAGCTGAGGAAGTCCCTCGTCAAGCCGTACAAGAACCGCTCGGTCACTTGGGATCTCGACGACGAAGGCGAGGTGGTCAGGATCTCCAAGACCTCTGAAGGTCCGATCGTCTGGGTCAAGACGAAGGAGCCGATCCGGATCGGCGACAAGCTCGCCGGCCGTCATGGGAACAAGGGCGTGGTCACCGCGATCGTGCCGGATCGGGAGATGCCGAAGACCCAAGACGGAGAGCCTGTCGAGATCATCATGGACCCCCACGGGATCCCGTCTCGAATCAACGTAGGCCAGGTCTTCGAGACCGTGGCCGGGAAGCTCGCGAAGAAATCCAAGCGGCCGTACTTGGTGGACAACTTCACGGACAGATCCTACATTGACGACCTGACGGCCGAGATCAAGCGGGCGAAGATCACGGACACGGAGACGTTGGTCGACCCAACAACGGAGGAGACGCTGGGTGACGGGCTCGTGGGATACCAGCACATCATGAAACTCCGTCACCCAGTCCGCACCAAGTTCGCCGGTCGCGGAACGGACAAGTACACGATGGACAACCGTCCGGCCAAGGGCGGGGAAGGATCGGCCCAGAGCCTCGATCCGCTCAAGATGTTCTCGATGCT